CTGTCCCCGGTGTTCCAGTTCCCGGTGTTCCAGTTCCCGGTGTTCCTGTCCCCGGTGTTCCAGTTCCCGGTGTTCCAGTTCCCGGTGTTCCTGTTCCCGGTGTTCCAGTCCCCGGTGTTCCTGTTCCCGGTGTTCCAGTCCCCGGTGTTCCAGTTCCCGGTGTTCCTGTCCCCGGTGTTACAGTCCCCGGTGTTCCAGTTCCCGGTGTTCCAGTTCCCGGTGTTCCAGTTCCCGGTGTTCCAGTTCCCGGTGTTCCTGTTCCCGGTGTTCCTGAGTCCTGTGCAATCTTTTCCAGTGTTTACTATAGTCAAAAGCTCCTGCCACGGAATCTCTCTTACGATCTCTAACTTATTTGTACAACATTTGTCTCCCTCTTCTACAATGTCTCCGTATGCTATAACTTCTGCTACTTTATTTTTCAAATTGAAATTATAGTAATTAAAACAGTCTGATGCTTTTCTACAAAAATGCATCCCGTGTCCGCATCTTACCGGTGTTATATCTTCCTCGAATTTCCCTGGGCAAGTGTACTGCTTTGTATTTCCATTCGGACTACATGTCCAGTCAGGATTGAATACCTTATAACCTTTTACTCTATCCATCTTTCTACTCCTTTACTCGGCAGATTTCTTCGTACACTGCAAAGAATTTTCCATCATGCTCTTTGCAGTATTCTTTCAAAACCCGTTTCATTGACATCTTAAATGTTTCATCTTTTACTTCCGTGACATCTTCCTCGTACACGCATTTTTTCGTATAGCCTAAATCTTCAATCACTCGGACAATATTAACAAATTCCGTCTCAACTTCTTTCTTCTCATTGTCTTTCTTCCACTGTTTTAGGATTTCGACTACTTTGTCAGGATGTTCTCTTCTGTAATCCGAACAAAACGAATATTTAGATTCTTTGACGAGTTTTCCTAACTCGCAATTTTTGCACTCTCTTGCGCACATATCTGCCAATACCTTGATTGCTTCTTCTGCTGTCAGTTCGCCCTCGACTAATCCTTCAAACATTTCGTCTGTCCACAAGTAGTTGTTCGGATCTTCTTCGATGTAATAACCGAGTGCTTTATCATCTCTTCCGGTTGTTAAAAAGCTTTCAATTGTTACAACGCTTCCACCCATATCTGTCATACGGTTTATGGCAATGGCGACGCCGTAATTCTCTCCACTCACTAAATCTTCCCTGATTCTTACTTTATCGCCAACCTTATATTTCATGGCTATCCCTCCTTGATTTTTCTCTTTTTGGTTTTTTCAAAAACGTATTTATCACAATCGCTTGCGCTGCATCCTCTTGAATGCCCTGTTGCGCATATGTAATCACACCTTAAACCCGCATTTATTAGTTCTGACTGAGTCATCCTGTACATACAAGTACGGCACAAATGTCTGTCAGAATTGATTCCTTTAGTTTTCGATTTGTCTTGAAAACAAATTCCACAATCTTTTAACCATCTTTTTATTGTTTTCTTTGACACGTTATATTTTTTTGCCATCTGTTCCAGTGTTGCACCAGACCTGACGCTAAATTCCAAATCTTTTTTGTTGTATTTTCTAGGCTGACCACTATTAGGAATATCTCTCTCGTTAAACCTGTCCATTTCCAAATCAATGTATTTATATACTGTTGATTTAGACACATTTATTTTTTTCGCAATCTCAGATACTCCAATTCCGTTATGAAACATCTGGAAAGCGAGTGAACTATTCGTCATCAAGAAGTTCTCCTTTCAAATCTTTAATCATACCCTCATAATCAACTGTTAACTCATTGTTTTGTTAGCTGTTGTCGGATTTGTTTATCTTTGCAGACAATAATTTATTATTATTTTCTCCCATTAATCCGGAGCAAGCATTTTCATTAACAGCCTTTATAATATCGTTCATGTATGATGGAAGTTTTTTTAATTCAATTTTTCTTGCAGACTCTATTCTGTATGTCCGCATAAATTGAGAAGAAACAACCGATTCGTTGTAGCTACAATCCAAAGCCCACGCCCTTAACTGTTCTGGACTTCCGACTGCCCTTTTTACTGTTCCAGGAAGTTTTTCAAACTCTTCCACAGAGTTGTACCCGCTATTTTTTATGGCTCTGTTTACTAATGACCACGCTTCAATTTCATTTAATTCTTTTTCGGAAACAAAATTTTGCATCTTTTCAATCAGTTGTCCAGGAGAAGGTGCAAATCCAGAAGAATCCGACCGAATGTATGCTTTTAGTGCCAAAGATGCTTGATCGTATGTGCAATCAGATAAGATGTTCGCCCATGTGTTTGCAGCGAAATCTACATCAACAAGCTTAAAATTAGGATATGTAGCCATCATAATTGCAAACAATTTTTTTACTTCAAGGCTATTCAATAAGACCACCACCAATCAAATCTTCTACAATATGTCCAAACTGTCCAGACTGAGTGTTATCGTTCGGAATTTTCATACTTGCACCGGAAGTATTAGGTTTGTTATCGTAATTTCCATCGAGTACCTTTGGAAAATTATTTGGTTTAACAAACCAGTCAAAATTGAACCATCCAGCATTTGTATTTGTTTTGCCTTGTAAAAAATCACTTTGCGCAACCTTTTCGATTGCTTTAAGTACATTGTCAACGCCGTATTCACTTATTCTGGCAACCAAACATTTAAACCTAGTGGAATTGCTAGACATTCTGGAGACGGGTTTTATTCCGTGCTGTGATAGTGTATTCCAAGCGTCCAAACATCGACGTGCATCCGATATTTTGGAATCAGTTTCTCCGATATATTTATTATTTTTTTCTAAATCTATGTCTATATCTTTACCTTTATCTATATCTGTGGAAACATTTTGTATACATTCTTGGTTGATGTTATTTTCTGCGAACGTATATGACTTGTTTGGCTTAGTTATGAGCATATCTTTTTCTTCCTGATATACCGTTGGTGTATACCTGTCAGATTGAATGCAATTGTGCATTCTCCAATGTTTAATTACGATCACTCCATCTTCAAAACACAAAACGAATCTTTTCGCTATCAGAAGCTTCAAATCATCGTCACTGCATCCTATCAACCTAACAATTCTCTTTGGATTTCCAACAAATCCATCATCGTCCGCTCTCATGTTTAGATGAAAATATAAGCATTGAGTAGACAATGGCATGTCAAGAAACGCATCAGAATCTACAATATTCATGTTGAACATTCTTTTTTTAGCCAACAGCCCTCGCCCCTTTCATGTATATCGTTCTTATATCATATTTCTTGTCGCTTGAAAGAAATCCGTTCCACTGGCAATCAGGATAAGGACAATTAAAGCAGTTTGGGTGGTAACATAATTCCGGTCTTGAATCTTTTTGCGGATTCCTTTTTTTCTTTACTTTCAAATTACATCCGCAACTTACCATGTATCCGTTTGCAACAAGAGAAGCGATTTCCTCTTTTATTCTTCCACAATCGCATTTGCATAAAAACATCGATTGTGTTTTTCCTGTTGCCGGAAAACGCTTTTTATATACTCTTTCTACAGTAAGATGACCGAATCTTTTTCCAATGTATGAATCATCGTATTTATTCATCTTCTACCACCTCTACAGTTACCTCTACCCTGGGGTTTTGCCTGTCAACCTCGAAGTATAAAGTCGGAGTAAGAACGTCATCATACCCGTCATTACAGATAATTCTGCACTTCTGTAGTGCATCTTCAAATGATTTGATGAACGCTGATGCAGTATTCATACGATCGTGCATCTTGTTTTCTACATAAAACCGGTAATGAATGATAATCGGTTTTTCGATTCTTTTACCTTTTAGGTTGCTAAGGTTGATAAACTTCATGCACAAGGCATCGTTTCTGTTTTTTATGATATTCCGGTACTTCTTCGTCCTGTGATCGTACACCTTACCTGACAAAAGTTCGTTCAAACCACTCTTAAAACCCTTTACAGTTACATGATATTCCACTATTTCTCACCATCCTCAATGTCTGTAATTTCAGCAACAGTATCAACTGCATCTACTTCGTTGTCTTCTTTGAGTACATCGTTCAAATTCTTTCTGTTAGATGTCTTATTTGTATAAAAATCGTTATCAAGCATTTCTTCTTTTGTGTACAGACCACTTGTAATCTCAGGGCAGTTAAGATTTGCAAAGAAAGACGCTGCTCTGTATCTGAGCATGAGCTGCGGTAATGTTTTCCACTTTGTACCATTCTTTTTAGTCCAACCCTCTGCATCTGCCATATCCATTGTTACGGCGATTCCGTCAACTCTTCTTCCGTCTTTGGTTGTCCAGCACTTACAAGAATACGGTTTTCCACCTTTTTCAGCTTCCTCGAATTGCAATTCCATGTCATATTTTCCAGAATTGTTAATCATTGCAATCAAAAAGCTACTTTTCCATGTCGGTTTTCCTTGTATTACATACAAATTCTGCATTACCATTAGCGGGTCAATGTTGAATTTTTGCGCCTGTGATATAGCAATCAGACAGTTTGCATCATTTCGCTGAAAAGTTTGTGGAACAATCGTACTCGAAGAAAGTGCCTTTGCCATTTGCGTTGCCATAATAAAGTTGTCGGACGTTCCGAAGATTCCAAGGCTATAATCAGTAACCTTGTTGTTATTTTTGTGTTCAACAGGCTTCTTTTCTTCCTGTACAGCAACTTCTGTCTGTTTTTTGTCTTCCATTTATTCTTCCTCGCTTTCTTCATCATATCCATAAGCTTTCTTCATCCATTCCGGGAGTCCAAGACTGCTTATTTTAATATCATCCTTAAATCCCATGTACGCAGGGAAATCGTTCTTTTCCAAACATTCCTTATATGTCTCAAGAAGAGAAGCCCTCACCTCGTTGCCTGATCTCATAAAAAATTCATCTGCTTGTAAAATATTCACGCAATACGGTGGATTTTTTTCTTGTGCTATGAATACAAATTCAAAATCAAGTCCGGTATTTGCTTTAAGACCAGCACAGTAATGTGACGCTTGTATATCATATCCCAGCTTTATGGCATCTCTCATAAACTTCTCTGTTTCTGCGCACTGGCAAGTCTTTAGGTCAACGCATATCGGTTGCCCTCCTATTTTTCCAAAGCTATCAGGTCTGCACTTGCACTCGAAACCACTTTCTTCGTCAGTCCAAAAAAAACTTTTTTCGTGCTCTCCGTATATAAGTTTTTTTGCAAATGGAGTGGAATACAAAGCATTTCTCATCGCATCTATTGTTTCGTACATCTCTTCAGAAATAACTTCTTTTCCTTTGTTTTCCTCAACAAATTCTTCCCATTCTTCTTTACCGGCTTTTGTACGCCTGTTTACATTTGGAGCTACCGCAAATTCATTGTAGAAATCATATGGTTCTAAACAATACTTGTGGTATGCTCGTCCAAACTGTAGAGCCGGAGTATCCTTATTTTCTGGATTGTCATGAAAATATTTGTAATGAGCCATACTCTGCGCCATTCTTTTGATATCAGTAGATGACAAACCAGGATGCGCTCTGTATTCACTCTGTGGCATTACTATTCCTGTCTGCATTATATACTCCTAATCTGGTTCACTATTCTCATACACTCGTTTTTGCATTGTCTTTTTGTCCAGAAAGTACTAGACTTAACATCTTCATAAAATGTCAAATAAGCCATAATCTCTTCACAGTCGGAATAATATTCCTTCATTGTTTCTATATCAAACCCGTCATAGCAATGTGCGCAATCAAATCCTATCCAATGTTTATCTGTATCATCACAGCACTGTAAAAAATTATCAGAATATGTAATACCTCCGTGGCATTCAATATAATCGGTATTCTCAATTTTGTATTCTTCTTTTGGAATACCAACATAACCGCACCTGTATCCAAATGGCATAAAAAGTACAACGCATTTGAACCCCTTATACTCAAACTCACATTCTTTTATTGGAAATAACACCCGTTTCTCCATCTTTTTTATCCTCCACATCAACTCCACAGATCATTGCAACTACTTCTCTATCTGGAAAACTTTCATTATCCAGATATGTTTTCATCTGCTTTCTTATAATATTTGTCTCATTTGCTTTCTCCATGATTTCAAAAAGCAATTTAATTGGAAGCGTTACGTTAATTCCTTCTAAATTCATAGCATTCTCCTTAACCTTTCATTCAGACATTCGTCGCACCATTTTTCGCCCAATATGTCTGTTATGTATTCTCCTTCATAAACAGGTTCTCCGCATATGTCACAATAATCAGACGGTTCCTGTTCATCTGGTAATCTAGTTTTCCAGTTATCATAATTAGGTATTTCCATTAGAATCACCTTTCGTTTTAACTGTCTTTATTCCAAGCTCGTCCAACCTGTCAGCACAATTTTTCAAGTAAGAGATAGCTTGAGATTTGTTGTACTCGAATTTTTCATCCACTCTTTCGAGCGACTCCAATTCCTCAATTATTCTGTCAAATTTGGATGTCCTCATATTGTTCACTTCCTATCTGTAGCCAAACGCGAAATACATTGCACACATCAATGTAGCCATCAAGATTGGTACTATAGCAGCTGCGATACCACCAAGGTTTTCATCAACTTCCTGTACTCGTTCGGCTCTTTTCAACAGCCTAAGATATTCTCTATACTGCATAGCTTTTTCTCCTGTACTTATCAAGAAATCTCAGTTTTCCGCTTTTTTTGTTGATAATTTTCAGATAACTTTCTGACTCGCTGACAACTGACCAATCCTTGCAATTTAAGTTGTACGACGTCATACATTCCTTTTGCCACCTAACCGGTTTTTTTGGTTGTTTCATTTTTCTCCTTTCTGTGCTATAATGTTAAAAGTAAGTATATCCAGGTACTTGACAATAGGCTCTGCACATTGTTGTGTGGAGCTTTTTTTGTTAAGCAACTCCGTAATGGATAGCCATTTCTTTCACAATAGCTGTATATCCCTCGATTAACTTTTTATCGTCTGCAATGATGTCAACATAAGATAGCTTGTCTCTCTTTGATTTGCTTACTCCTTCGTCAGCCATCCTTCGTCTTTTGTTCGTCAATCGCTGTCCAAGGTTTACTCCGAATCGTTTCTGAAGTAATTCGTAGCTTTCGTTTCTTACCTGGCTGTAAGACTGACCACCACCAAGCGATAATCCGATCTTCTTCAAAATTTTTCCTGTATCATCTCTCCACGAATTTGTATTCAGAGAAACTACTTCTCTTATGGAATCTACTCTGTTCTCGACTTCCGCAAGTTTCTCGGCTTGCCTTTTCTGTTCCAACTGCTGTTCCGCTACTGACTGGAAAATTCTGTTGAACATCTGCAATTCCGGTGAAAGCTGTGACAGATCGATTGCTTTCTGCTTTACACGTTCTTCAACTGTCGCAAAATACTCCCTCGCCTGTTCCGCTTTCTCTCCGTTTCCTTTTACGGAAAGTTTCTTTGCGAAGTGAGCGGTTAATCGGTAATCATCTGCAAAGTTTCCTTTACCATTCGCCATTGATGGCGAGTAAAAATAGTCCTCATTTTCTGTTGCAAATTCATTATCCAATATGTTTGATTTCACCCATCTTGAATAATGGCTTGCATCAAGTTCTAAGAAACTATAAAGTTTTCTTGCCGTGGTCATTCCGTTTTCATCTACACCGAGTTCAACTTCTATTGGTGTGAGAAAACTTGTGGTTTGTTGTAATTCGTTCATCTTGTCTCCTTTCTGTTGTGATATAATTCATACATCTGATAAATGGGGTTACAGAAATATTGGCATTTTTACTGCAAGAAAAGCGAAGACAAATCCCAACATAATATTCATTAGCAATACTACAATCCCCCAGCCGTATTCACTTTTTCCATGCCAATATGACATAATGCAAAAAAGTGTATTTATAATCCACACTGGTATAATATTTAACGTGTTCACTTGTGCTACTCCTTTCTGTGATATAATGTCCCTATAAAACTTATAGGGAGGTGAATCTTATGAATACTATAGGAAGAAAAATAATACGTGGATACTGCAAGCAACAATCTTCTGATTATTCGATTTCTATTAATATCATTTCTTCTGATACTAATGAATCTTCAGAAAAATACTATGGAACGTATGATTGCAAATATAAGCGTAGCGGCAACAAATGCAATCAATATGTTTGCTCTGTCCTTGCTTCCAATAACATTTGTATCGGAAGTAAAATCTAATTTTTTCTCCCAGATGGTCATTTGTATCATCTGGGTGTATTTTTTCTCCACATTATATTTCTTCTTATACAGGCTCAATGAAATTAATAGCTCCAACTCCTTCCTGATACATCAAACATTTTGAGTCAATCGAAATATCAAATGCATTTAAGTCTACGGTTAATGTCGGAACTGAATTAGGCTCTGTTTTAAACTCAAGCTTTCTTATGTTGTGTATTTCTGTTCCGTTAATAAACAAGTGCACATTCGATATTGCTTCTCCTTCTTTTCTAGGCTTGATTTCGATTTTTTGGATTTCATGTTTCATTTTTGTCACCTCCTTGTTACTGCTTTCAAAGCGGATGAAAGGGCGGTAAGAACTTTAACTGAAAGTTCCAAGTTAGTTTCGTTAATTTTCTTATCGCCATTTACTACATCTGCATATCCTTCAATGATGTCAAAACCAATATGCTCAATGAAATATTCTAATTTTAAGTACCTATCACTCTCATCTTTCACGGCAATTCTTGAATTTCCATATTTGTCTGTTAACAAGAATCTTTTAATTTCTTTTCCAGATTTTTTGTTCTTTACCTTAGCCATCTTTTCACTCCTTTCTTATACTTTGGTCTCTTCTCTACTTTTGTCTTCCTCCTTGCTTTTTCCTTCATCAGCAAGGTTTTCAACTTTCCCCAAAAAGTATCCTTTGTCAAATTCTGACATTTTAGGAATAGCTTTCTTGATTTTTTCAACAATAGCTTTTTCTTTCTCGCTCATGTGATATCCTCCTTTCTGTGTTATAATGTCCCTATAAAACTTATAGGGAGGTGAATCTTATGAAATCTTTTGATGAATTTGTAAAATTTATCAATGAATCAGAGAGCATACAATCAGCAATTTCAAATGTTCCACTCAATATAGAGCCTCGAATGTACGACATTTCTAAAAGCTCTGACAGAAGTGAACTATTCCACGCTGTAGAAGAAAGAACTCTGAATCAATTTATGAAAATTTTACGTTCATATCATGAATGGATTAACGAAAATTAAATTTCTTTTTTTTAGAAGTTTTATTTTCGTTTTCCAAAGTGATACAATGAATCTGCTCTGTATTTTCCGCAATTTTACGGAGCAGATTCTTTATTTCTCTCAACTGTTTTAAAATTTCATACATTTTCTTCACCTCCTTGTTGATTATAAAACTATTATATGTCGGTTATAAACTTTTGTCAATAATTATTTGTTGATTTTTTCAACATTTTGTGCTATATTAATTTACATGAAAGGAGGTGTGAAAAATTGAACGAAAGAATAAAAGAAATTAGAAAGTATTACAATCTTACTCAACAAGAATTTGCTGATAAAATTAAAGTAAAAAGAAATACAGTAGCAACTTACGAAATGGGAAGAAGTATTCCGAGTGACGCAGCTATTGCTTTGATCTGCCAAGTTTTCCATATAAGTGAATTTTGGTTGAGAACCGGAAACGGTGAAATGCTTTTACCAATTACGAAAGATGAAAAAATTTCAGAAATGCTTTCAGACATTCAGAGTTTAGATGATAAGAATTTTAAGCATCGATTGATATCAGCTTTATCAAATTTAGATGATGCTGGTTGGAATGCTTTAGAAAAATTAATTGATTCTATTTCTGATGGGAAGTAAGAAAAAAGACAAGGGCAGTGCGCAAACCCTTGTCTTTTTATTTATTTCTTTAATCCTTTTACATATATGTATACTAATCTTAGCCATGTAATGCTAGTTTTTCCTCGCACTATTTCCATTATTTTTTCCTGGTACCATTTTACTTCATCCAAATGAATCCCTCCAGTTCCAATGCTGTGATGGTTTAAATTGCATAACACACGTTCTGTTTCTCAACCATCTAAATCTTCAAGCGCATCTTTTATTATTACATAAATGAAGTGCATCGTTTTTACATCGTTAACTTTTAATAACATCCTCTTGATTTCTGATAAGTACATTTTTCTCCATCTGTCGTTGCTTTTCTGATTGATTTCTTTTACCGTCACGAAAATTCCTCCTTTGTTAAGTATTGACAAGTTTTTAATACTGTTATAAAATTTCTTTATTCAATAATACTATAAAGGTGGTGTATTTACTTATCTAATTTTAGCAACTTGATTTTATTTAATTTAATAATTAAGGTCAATATTCTAACCAAAGACAGGGGGTAATTGTATGACAAATCTTGATTTATTAGACAATTTTGCAAAAAATATCGAAATTGAACGAATTAAGTTGGGATATTCACAACAAGAATTCGCCAAGCTTTTAAACATTTCGTCTTCAACGTACAAAAACATAATCGCTCGTCGGACAAGCTCTGTAGACATTACACTCGTGCCAAAGATATACAGTCTTACTGGTAGATTATTGTTTGAATTACTGGAATTGGATAGTATGGAATTGGAAATATTGAAAAAATACAGGCTATTAACTGAACGTCAAAAAGCTTATATTAGTGAAAAAATTAATTTTGAACTTGAAATGAAAGCTGATGAAAAAGAATCGGATAATATGCTAGATGTTTTGGTGCTTACTGGTGACATGAAAGATGGCATGATACTTGATAGTTCAAATGAACAGCGAATATACTGCCCTGAATATATTAAGAAATACGGAAAAAAATTGCACTGTGGAATAAGGATAAATTCAAATCATTTAACCCCTGTTTATGTAAAAGGCGATATTGTTTGTGTGTCAAAGAAACCACCAAGAGACGGTGATACATGCATTCTTATCAATAAACAGTCTGGGAAATGTTATATAAGACGAATGAGACAAGGAGGAACGTGAAAAATGAAACCTATAAACGGATATGGGGATATCATAGAAATTGATACAAAAAATTATTCCGACATAAAGAATTGGATAGTATTCGGAATCGTGATCGCTGTATTGCGAAGATAATATACCCAGCCCGTTTGCCGGACTGGGATTTTTTCATTTAAAAGCCGTATTTTGTTACTGCAACATCGTCTGACCAACAGCCAAATGTATCGTTATCGCCATAAGCTTTGACACTTACTGTAGCTCCGTCCATACAATCTGCAATAAAATCATCCGTGTAATTAGTGCTGTAAAATGCTGTATAAGTCGTATCGTATTCTTTCCATGTTCCGTCAGCTTTTGTGATACGCACTTTGTAATACGTTGCATTTTCAACTTCTGACCACTTGACTGCCACATAAGCATAACTAAAATACCTTGACTTGCTTTTATAGTACGATGCATATTCCACTGTCGGAGTACCGAGGATACATTTCTCGATCCAGTTTTTCGCAGCATTGTTTATTGCTTCTTTCAAGGCGTCATCTGGCTCAAAGTTGATATACGGAATTTCTACGGATGGCGGTTTAAGTGGTGGCGTACAAGCCATAACTGGAGTTACGCTCGTGATTGATAACGCAAGTACGCACGCTAAAGCTAAAATTCTTTTTCTTGTTTTCTTTTTCATAATTTTTTACCCCCTAATGGCAACTGGGAAACATAATACTCTTGACTGAAACTTTGTCCATGAACCAGAGTTTTTGTAACCGGAAACAGCAATCGTATCACCAGAACTGCATACTCCCATAAAAACAGAAGATATTTTATCGTTGTTTCCGTCCTGTCCAATGATAACGTCATTAAGTTTGCAAGTTATCTCCTGTTTGCTATTATTAGAATCTAAAGTCGCAGATACAGTAACAATAAAGGCATAGTTAATGCCTTCTACGAAACTGGTTATATGTGACGCTTCCCACGTTACGCCACCGACCGTGTCTGATTCAGCAAACGGAAGACTAAGTTTTGACATAAGTGTTTTTATGGCAAGTGCTCCAACAAATTTACTTGTGCTTTGATTTGAATTAATGTCAGCCAAAACATTCATTAAGTCGTTCTTATCTGCACTTTCGTTGATAGCTTCAGCGAATGAATTAAGTTCAGCTGCGCCAAAATTATCACCAGTCTGTGTGTACGGAGTAACGTCTTCAAATGAAACTGTTCCGTCACTATTGTTCGTCATTTTGAATTTTCGGTTTCCAGAGTATGCATCGTTTTTGTAGTTTGTTTTTAAAGTTGCTTTTGAAGCCATTAGAACCTCTCCTCCTTATATCTTCCAAGTTTGAATGGAATTCTGCGCACCATATTTGCCTGATCTTCAATCATTGTCTTTAGTTCCGCACATGTTTTTTCTATCCTGTTCAGTTCTTGATACCCGATGAAAATACCATTTGCGTAGAATGTCTGATATGGTCCATAGTCTTTTGTGGAAACTTTATTCGCAATCGAAAGCAAATTATGTTCAATCGCATTAAAATGATCTACATTCCAATAGCTAGCATAATTGTCCATATCAGAACCCATGTCTTCGATATCGAATCCTCCAAGCGTAGCCACAGCAATTTCATGTAAATACGCAATATTGTTTTTAATTCTGTTGAAGTCCTCAATATTAAATTTTGAATAGAGATTCCAATTTGTTTTTGGTGTACTCCATGCCATTACATATCCACCTGCCTTGCTTTAATTTTTCCACTGAATCTTCCGTTAAACTCAATCTCGTTTTCGTAAGCCTGAATAAGTGCTGTTCTTCCGTTTTTCTTTTCAAGATAAAATGCGTCATTTGCATCAACTCTAGGGTCTCCACGCCATTCCAAAGAGTAATCAATCACACTTGAATAATAGTCCTCAATCCATTTTTCCAATTCTGGAGAATCTTCACTGATTAGAGGGTTTTCCCATTCTTGATATTTTTCACTCGTATTTGCTATATCTGTTTTTTGCGTTACAACGTATTCTTTTCCAGAAACCGTTACCGTCACGTCTTCACTTGCTGTAACACCAGTGAATTTGACTTTCACGTAAAAGTTTCCCCACTCCACAATTTCAGCCTTGATCGCCGTGTTGTTTGTTGCTACGCTAAGACCGTAAGATGCATTGCTGAAATATATCTCGTGGACTTGATTGTTTTCTGTAACCGTAACGTTTTCGCTCACGATTTCCTTACTTTCTTCGGAAGTTTCGGAGTAGATAGTTTTCACAAGTGCGACTTTGTGCGCTCTGTTTTCAAGCGTACACTCTGGATAATCGTTCAAATCATTTCTGCGAATTGTGTAGTTTGCCGGGTCGCCAATCATAAGATAATCAACCGCAACTCTCGCATTTTTTGCACCTTTCGTAAATTCGATCTCTGCTTTATCGATGTATCCGAAGTCTTTTTCCAGCTTGTACGAACCACCACTGAAAGGCGCCTTGTATGTCTCCGTAATTTTCGGATAGTCAGACCTTCCACTATCTACCCAGTAGGAAATCGCAAAATACTTACTTTTCTCTGTCGGAGTAAAAAGTGTATTCTCTACTCCGCCAGCTCCTTCCAGCCGGTTTTTATCAGCATCATATATGCAAAAATTGAAATAACTGGTTCCATCATTTTGAAAGCGAATGGAGATAACATCATCTGTTATTTTAATGTAATCCGAAGCATAATATGTGCCAGCTATTGAAACATTAGTTGATAAAAACTTACCAGTACTAGGGTCTAGCTTTTTAAACATAGTAGTTTTAAGTTTTCCATAAACCCTTGTTTTCTCTTCGAAAAGGTCTTTTGTGATGGTTTCTTGCAACTTACCCTTTAGATATGTTCTTATCACGAACTGTTCCGGAGATATACCTCTAAATTGCATATAAAGGTTGTATGCACGAAACTCTGCTTCCGAAGTAAAAGTAATAATTGGATTCCCGAGAATGAATTCATTAGCTCCAATAGAAACTTTCTTACTTATGTACCCTGTATTTTTAACATCATTCGGGTCTAAAAACAGCAACGTGCCATCAACACTCGAAAAATTATAACTGGCGATCGCATAGGCATCTTTCTTATCATTTGTCAGAATGTTGTAAGATTTACTGTAGCTAGTCTCTCCATTTGTCGAGATTGATTTCTTTGGAATAAACGCCGGGGCGATGTTTATTTTTCCTTTCCTGTCCTCAAAAATAGCACATCTTCCGGCATTAGCAATAATCTGCAATGCTTCCGTGTGCCTTACAACAGGAATTGGGTTTTTGACCTTAACGTTCTTTAAGTAGTCATCCAAAACATATCTATCATTACTGATTCCAGCATCTTCCAAAACATCTACAGCAAGCTCGTAAAGAGAAATTCCATTCTTTACATATACTCCACGGTAGTATTTATTAGACTGTGAACTGATATAGTCCGTGGCTTTAAATTCAACAGATATGTCATTTGAATTCCATGAATCCAGATAAGATACTATCTCCGGAAGCCATTCAATATTACCGCTTCCGTCAATGTCATATCCAAACTCGATTTTTAACTCTTGCCCTACTTTCAAGAATCCACTTGCGCTTTTAATGTTTTCCGCATCGAAGTAATCATCTTGGTTATCTAATGAAAGCGACACGTCTCTGCTCGGAAGTGTTTCGGAAATAGGCGATACAACATCAGTAATTGAGCAAGACAAGGTATTTGAGTTATCGAAGTATTTTACAACTCCAAAATAAAGTGCGTAGATACGCAATCTGTTTTCGCCATATTTCATTGTTTTTGGAGTAATCGTAATCTCGCCTACATTTTCAAATACATCTTCTGTAACAAAGGTAGATGATGTGTTGGAATAGTCCTTATTTACGTTTCCACAAGTGATATTGAATTTTGTAGGGTAATTATCTCCGAAGTCAATCGTAAGTCCTCTGATATTGAAACTGGAACCTCCAAATGTTATTTTGACTGCCTGTTTAATATCTTTGGTTACAACACCTGACACCATGTATTTAGCTGTGCTCAAAGTAGGACAAAAATACATGCTGCCATCAACCTTGGAAAAATCCTGTTCCGCTGTTGCGTAGATTGCTTTTGCTGCTCTTTTTGTGAACACATCATTTCCATTTGAAAAAGCGGTGAACTCTGTATCATCACTAAACTTCGCTGTCTTTTGCGCTTCTGAATTAATAATACCAATCGAACCGCGAATATATGACCTGTTACGGAACGGAAGTTTCATAGACTCTATATATTTGTCACTTGCCTTTTGCATCTACTATCACTCCCATCCGGCATCAATTAAGTTGAATTTCAATACTTGATCCTGTTCAACCATGTGTGTTAATGCGTTTACAAAAAGAGGTTGACCGCTTCTGTCTCCAGGGTACATTGTTACTGTTATTATCTTTCCAGGATTCGCCATATCCTCAAAAGTAACAGGTACATAGAACGGTTTCAGAGCATTTAGCATCATACGCCTTGTTTCTGGAGATATGCCTACCCATTCCAGATTGTCAAGCTTGTATAAATCCCTTCCAACTCTTTGTCCGACAGCTGCGTTATTGACATTTCTTCCACCATCTACAGTTGTTGCTATTGTCCACGAGAACCCTCTTCTCGGAGCCGGGAAGTCGTATCCGTTCACATTTAAGAATGCTGACATAGCCATATCTCAAATTCCTCCTAAAAAATAGTGCGGTAGCAATTAAGCCACCACACTATGTAAATGAATGTCCGTTTCTGTTCTTTCTTTTATCATAAACGTTTACAAGTTCACGTCCGTCAATGACTATCCTACTTCCGCGTTTTACAGCTTCAATAAGTTCTCGTAATAAGTCCGTTTCTCTTGTGTTCTCAGACTGCGCTTTAAGCATGGCTTCATATACACCTTTTGAAATTCCGTCAACAATCTGATTGTTGTTTGCTACCGCTGTACGCCCGTTGGAGAATTTTCCTACCATTTCTTCACGATTTGCCATGAATACTCCATCTTCCGGGAATCCTCCACCAGTATACTTAGGAAGAATATCTGATAATCCAATGCTACCAATACCATACTTGTATCCTTTATATCCTCTGGCTGTCCATCCGGCATTAAGACTTCCGTATCTTCCAACCGTATATCTAATAGCAGCTATCATATTTGACAGTGGATCGTAGATGTTCGTATTGTATCCAGGTAATGCATTGCTTCTGAATGTAGGGTCAATTACCTGCATAAGCCCCTTTGACGGAATTCCGGCTTTCGCGTTGCTGTCCCACAAGTTAATAGCGTTCGGATTACCTCCAGATTCATGTTGCATTTGCATAAGAAGAGCATTCAGATTAGCTTCCGAATACTGATTTGTCAGCTTAAGAGCCTTTTTAGCAAGTGCTCTCCATTGCTCTACTCCGGCTGATACGTTATAAGCTACGTTTCCGGACACCTCGCTACTACTAAACATGTTTGCAATAAAATCTTTTGCTGATTTAAAAATTGTTTTTACAATTCCACCAGCAATATCCGATACAGGAGAAAGTAGATTTGAAATGTCTACAAACTTATTTAATGCTATCTGTAGTAATTTGCCCGGATGTTCAACATAGTCAGCAACAGTACCAGCAATATCTTTTGCCTTTTCCCATACGCCACCAAAGAAGTCTCCAATACCATTCGCGTAATGAGTAACACCCATGCCGCCCATAAGTGCCTCTGTCTGGTTTGCCGGCATAATTTTCGTTCCCTTTTCAAGCGGAATTACAACATTTCTTCCTTTCGGAATAAAAGGTTTCCCGTTTGGAGGAACAATCATTTCTTTGTATGTACCACCCGGTTGGTCGTTTACCATTCCGATTGTGTCTTTCCCTACGCCGTTTGTACCAGATGCAAACTTAGGAACGTCCCATTTCTTCAATCTTGTTCCGGAATTAAGTTTCTCAAGAACCCAGTTAATGCCATTAATGATTCCATTTACGGCATCACCAATCGGAGAGATGATTTTGTTTGCAATATCTTTGAAGAAACTGCTTATTCCTTGCCAAATGCTTGTTACAGCATTATAAGCACTCTGGAATCCGTCTTTGAAAAATTTTGTAATTTTATTCTTTTCAAAAATACTGGTAATCTTTCCATAGATTTCTTGGAATTTTTTAACTACATTTCCGATTAAGGACGCTGCGCCGTTTATCAGTCCTTGTATTAAATAAACACCCATTCCAGCCATTACAGTTGATGGGGAATGAATGCCAAACACATCTTTAAAGCCATTAATAAATGGATCAAAAATATTGTTTTTTATCCAGCTTCCAATTCCTTTAATAGCCGACAGTATTCCATCAAGGCCACCGTTCCAGATGTCTTTTCCGATTTCATACATAAGCGTGAACACAAAAGAAGCTGCTGCTCCCAACGCAGTGCCTAGAAGACTAAAGAAACTGCTTGCAATTCCGGCAAAGTCAATGCCAGAAATAGCATCTTTTAAGTTCTGCCACAACCCTTTCGCCATTTCAGACCAATCTATTCCAGCAATCCACTCTTGAGCTTCTTCAAACGCCCCTATAAGATAGTCACTGATACTTTTTGTGACCAATTTCCAGTCTAAGTTTCCAAAATAACCTATTACAAAATCAAACAAGGCCGTAATGTTCCTTACTAGCAATCTTCCATAGGTATTAAAATCAATCTGTTCCAGACTGGAATTTATAAAGTTTGCTAAATCATTACCAAGTCCAACAAAATCAATCGCCTTTAAAGTGTAGTATATTGTTTGTACAAACCCGTTAATTCCAAAACCAGCTTTTTTTCCAAGTTCAGACCAATCAACCGAATCCGTTATCTGGTTAACTTTTTCTCCTAATAATGTTCCTAAAGATTTCCAATCAGCATTTTGGATTGCTTCCCTAATCTTTTCTGCAAAGTCAGATATTCCTTTGTCAACCGAAGTCGTTTCAAACATTTCTGACGGAGATGGTCCAGTATAGCTTCCACCACTTCCACCACCACTATCAGAATCAGAATTTGAATCTGTTGTCTTTTGTTGAATATTAAGTTCATCAATTCCAAGTGTATATGTTTGAAAGTCTTTTGCAGCTTTTTTTGCATCACTTCCAGCTTTTTTTGCGCTTGATCCAGTGTCACTAATAGTTTTGCCGTAATCTTTCCATGCCTTTTTTGCTTGTACAACGGTCCCTTTCCCTGTAAGAGCTGCCATAAACTGACCAACCGCATTTAAAGCCCTCGCCATCATATCAATAAACGCTGAAATATACGGTCCAACTGCATTAACAATCGGGGCAAATGCAACAGCCCAAGCGTTTTTCAAATATAGAAGTGATGAAACCATTCCGGAAATACTATTGTTGTATTCAGAGCTGTACTGAACAAGGTTGTCTGAACCCTCTTTCACAGCTTGTTTGATATTACTGATCGCACCAAAGATAGTTGAAAAGAGAATAGATGAACCAATCATTTTTAACAACGACATTCTTGCGTTTCCAGATTCATCTTTCACTCCCCTTAAGGAAGATGCAAGAGATTTTAAGATTTTTAGTGGTGATTTTTTTATTGAAGCTACACTTTTCGCAAGGTTCCACATTCCAGCTCCTGCTTTTTTAGTAGCAAACGAAATTGTTTGAAATACTTTTCCAGCAACAGGAGAAATGGCTTGAAATGCTGTTTTTAACTCTATAGCTTTCTTTCCCATACCTCCTAATGAACTATCGTCCAAACGAAGTTTTTCCATAAGATTATACGGAAAAGAACGTATTGAATCCGCGACTGAACTTATTCCACTTTTAAACTTTGTGAAAAAACCTGTATTGTTTGAATCTGTAACTTTTTTCAACGAAGCCGATGCTTTTTCCGCTTGTCTACTTATTTCGTTCAAGTTTCTTGCTTCTTTTTCAATAGATCCGCTTGAAACTTCTGCACTCTCAGGCATCCCTTCATTTGCTTCCGGTACCTTCACTCCATCAGAAAGTCTATACGGTGTTTCTCCATTTCTTGTTACAGTTAAATCAGGGTTAAGCTTTGCAGTATTAAAAGCCTCTTTTGCTTTCATTGCTTCTGCCAACGAGTTTTTATACTGGAACATACTTTTGATGTTCTTTTCCCACATTTTCCCCTGATTTATTGCACTTCCTGTCTGTTCGGCAGTGTCAAAAACATTTTGCTTATACCTATTCAAGCCAGATTCAAGCTTAGAAATTGCACGATTAAGCTGTTTTTCGTTCATAGCTTCAAAGTTAATTCTAAGCTTAGAATCCTTGTATTTTCTCATCAATGCGCTAAAGCCTTGGTCTGCTTTTTTAATCTCGGAAGTATCAACTTTCAGTTTGGTAGTTGCAGAACCAAGCTTCTTTTGTTTGTTTACAATACCGTCAAGATATTTCTGAGAAGATTTAAGACCACTGATATCAACTCCACCAATATTGTTTAATTTTGGAGCTAATGAGCCAATTTCAGAAAGCGTACTGGCTATTTTTTTCAGTCTGTCTTGCATTCCAGTAAGAGAACGGTTCGCTTGTTTAGCAGATGTTTCTATTTGTAACTCAATTGAATCAACTTCTGTACCCACAACTTCACCTCCTCTTTGTTCTACTACATGCTTGTCTCCGGAAGTCCAAGTTTTCTGTCATTTTCAATCCACTTATCCATAGCCCTGATTTCCGCAAGCATATCTCTTTTCTCTCGTTCTTCTTCGGTCAGTTCTGAATCTTCGATGATTTGCCAAAGAATAGGCTTTTCAATATACTCAGCTTTACCTTTGAGAACATTGTCTACCGCAGTAACTATTGCCGAAAACGTGTATTGACCTGATATCCAGTTAATATAGTCTTCCCTTTTAATTCTTTCCTTATCTGCTTTCGCAATGACTTTTATGATATGTGGATTCATATTCCAGAACTCATTCCAAGTGATTCCAAGCACACTTGCTGCCGGGAACCACTCGTTTTCAAAAAATTCTCTTTGGGATTTGTATTTTTTTACATTGTCTGCACAGGTGCCGTCTGAACCGGTGCTACTGGTGCAATTGGCACTGTTTGTTCCTGAACCTGAGCAATTTCCTTTTCTGCATTCTGTTGGAGAGCACGAAAAAAATCAGATTCTTCCATTTTCTTCTTCAGAACTTCAAATGCCTTATCAAACTGGCCACCTTTGATAAGATGCTGCTCAAATTCCTTTCCGGCCACTTCATTGCTTACTCCCATGCAAATTCCGACATATGCTCTCAAAAATGACATCGGAGTTTCTGAATAGTCATCCATAGTTACTCCTCTTTTTTCAAGATCACATACCGTGTTAAATCCAAAATCTTTCGCAACGCATGTAGTTTCGTTAATTTTAAATGTATCCATAAATCCTTACCTTCCCTTTCTTTTATAGGGAAGGGGCGCCCGAAGGCCACCCCGTTCCGTTTTGTTGATTAAATTGTCGTTTCGTCGGTGTAATAATAACTGTTCTGAGCGTCCACCGACATTTTTTGCTCAGAACGTGTTACCCCTTTGATACAGTAAATGTTCCGTCGTTATTATCTACGATGGTGTATTCATCGGTTACTTTTTTAGCCACTGTGTTTGGAATAGCAGTTACTGACATTTCAACAATTTCATCTACTCCGCCAACATCTGAAGGTGTAGCAGATACCTGTGCCACGTAAGCATATTTAGCCACGGAACCAATACCGTCTGTTCCGTACAGATGGAATATGCATACACGTTTGTCTTCCATTGTCCCAATATTATCCAGATACTCTTTTTCAAGGTTTCCGGTAAATTCTTTCGAATCTGTTGTCTTAATACCTTTTTCGAATGTCTGTGCATCGTCCTCAAGAGTTGTAGATTCTACAGTGTTCGGAGCTGATACTGGTGCCGGAATACTCTTCGCTTTACAGAGTAATTTGTATGTTCCGGCAAAATCAACTTTTGATAAATCTGTTACATCTGCGATTTCTTTTACAATAACTCTTGCTTTGTAACTGGTTGAAGCCATGTTTTATACCTACCTTTCTGCCTTTTTAGGCAACAAAAAAAAGAGCCTTACAGCTCTCCTATAGTGTGTCATCATTTCCAAGAGTGCGTCTCACTCTCATTACGCTTCTGTAATTTCCGCTACCATTGTTAGCTTCCGGAAATGATTGTATTTCAAACCCCATGTCTTTAAAAACAAATGCAATCTCTTTTAGTACCGCTTTGGCTTCTTTTTGAGATTTGTTTGTTGTTACTTCAATCTGCATTGAATATTGAATTCCGTTGATTGTATGTCCCTCGGTAGTTCTTGCTTTTTCTGATCCTGACATTTCGTGCATGTATACAGTTGGGTATTTTGTGGTCGCATCTTTTGGTTCATCGGTCAATGTAAAGTGAATGGTCGGAAACTTCTTATTCAATTTATTGAGTACTTTATTTTTTACAATAGAAAACAGATTTGTTTCTAAGTCAAATACCCATGAATTATCCATTTCCAAACACCTCCTTCGCAATGATTCCGATTTTCTCCCTCAATTCAACTCCTGTATTGTACATAAATGGTCTTGACGGCATACCTTCGGTAAAGAAAAATTGACCGTTTTTATAATAAAACCATCCATATGTACCAGCTGGATACTTTCCAAATGATTCCTTAAGCGTAATAAATTTTTTCCCTTGCGCATACACGACAGGTAATTTCCCGGGATATGGTGATGATGCACCAACCATACCCGTCCCGATTTCTACATATATCGCATGGTCTGAATCTGCCTTAACAACGTAAACAGATGTATTTTTACCAGAAGGTCTTTCTTCACTTGATATACTTCCAAGAAGTTCACTCGTAAATACTGCATCAAGGTCAAAAACATTCGCTTTTGCAATCTGTACTCCTTCTTCTGCAAGACGTTTCGTAAACTCTTTCACTTTCGAATCAAGTTCTTCTTGATACTTCCTAATCTGTTCAATCGCATCTGTAATGCTTTTTACTGACAAATTTGCTTTTATTACCCTTCCCATCTTTACACCTCTTTGCTTATCTTCTTAAGCAGAAATGCGTCCTCATTCAACGGTTCATCATTAGTAGCCATAACCTCGTAATCTGCCGTGTTGGCATCTACGTTTAAATTGTTTGCCGTGTCTTTGTATTTAACGGCTGATTTTCGCCAAATACGAGTACCTACGGCAAATGGCAATGCCCCTTTTGAACAAACAATAGTGGCTTTGTCCGCTGAATCCTCTACACCAAAAACTCTTATAAAAGCTTCAGTCAAGGTAGAATTTATGTTTGCCATGAATTCTGTCGGTTCCGTATATTCCGGTTCGTATTCACCAGATTCCACTGGGACTTCTCTTCCATCAACAGTAATGTATTTAGTGTTTCCTTGCTCGTCTTTTTCATAAATAGGCGTATTTCGCCCAGTCTGCAAAGAATACAGCATTTTCTGTTTATTTCTGTCCAGTGTTCGCATCGGTATCAACCTTCTTTGCTTGCTTTCTAACCTGATCTACGCCAGTACTTGCAAGACCAGATACAATTCCTACTGCGATTGCATTAAGAACATCTTCTGCCGGAAAATCTGGAATTACATACATTCCAACAACTCCAAGGATTCCACCAGCAACACCTACGATAACTGGAATACTATTATCCTTAATTTTAGGACAAAGTTTTGCGCCAAGTCCTAAAAGATAAGTAATCACAACGATAGCGAGTACCGTTCCCATTGTAGAAATATCCATTATTGCTCACCTCCATCTACGTTCTTTTTGATATGAAGTTCATCAATCTCATGCTTCATCTTGGTAATCATTCCATTCCCGCCTAAATCATGATAAGCTTTGTACATTTCGCAAAAGTTTTCATATGCGTAGGAAGGTATATTACCAAGTTGCGTGTATTTGCTATGATACTCAATTAGCTGTACACGAAGCAAAAGCATAGTTCCCTTGCTGTTAGCTTTCCTCATGGCTCGTTCTTCTGCAATTCGCTCATCACGTTCCTTTACGTATCGTGCTTGCTTTTTTTTCTGTTCTTGCAGTAGCCAAACCATGTATCCAAGCACAATTGGAAGGGCAATGAAATATGTTTGTGTTATCACTTCGCGCATTTTTTGTTGCTCCGTATTCGATTATTTTTCGTCATTCCCACCACCAAACCGACGAATCCCCTGCGACCATATTGCGTACATCAGCAAAATGGTCACGCACAATCTTCTATAAAGAATGAACATACGGAAGTACGTCATTAAATATTGAACTGGATATATAAGCATTTTCGTATGATCTGCTTATAGAATTTTCACTGTGAGACGATTCTCCTTCAGCTCCTTCTTTCATTTTCAAATCAACAACTGCCATAGCAATAGTACTTATATGTCTTTGAATATCATCTTCAATCTGATTTTCAGTAAAATTGACAGGAAAGTTCCTTTGCTGCTTATATTTTTCAATAACAAAATCAATCAAGAGTTTTGATGGCTCCTGACCTTTCAGATCTGGAATGTCATTGAAATATTCAGTTACCTTTTCCTTGATTGAATATGCCACTGCCATAATTGTTCTCCTTTATAAGTTGAATTTCGAAATAAAATATTCCTTTAATTCTCCACCAGTCATCGAATCAACATTGCTCATACCATGACTAGTCGCTAACGAACGTAAGTCTTGTACACTCATTCTGTTAATATCTGTCTTGGTATAATTAAATTCAAACGAAGATTTTCCCGGAATTTCTTCCGGGATTACTTCGCCAGCTTTATACCATTTTCCATCGATTTTGATTACATTTGTTGCAATCATACAACCACCGCCTTACGCTACTTTCATAACAACAACGCTGTTCATTCCCTCAAATGACGGAAGACCAATCATTGACACAACGCAGTGTGTATTGATCGGGTGCTCTGTAGCATAAGTGTAAACAGCAATACCTGTTTCAACGATAGAAAGGTTTCCATTTGCGAGACTTCCACTTCTCTCTTCTGGTGTTCTACCGAAAACATAATCACCAAGGTATACTCCGGCTGATTGACAAGAGATGATGTTTTTCGGAATAAAGTACTGAGTTACTCCGGATTCGTCAACATACATCTTGTCGTAAACTTCGATTTCGATTCCGTATCCTCTCAGGTACGCAAGTACATCTTCCTGTCTTACTCTGATACCACCGTTGTATGCTGTAATTCCAAGAACCTGTTTCTTTGTATCCTCCGCATTGAGAAGCATTTCAAAAGTCTCGGTGTTCATCGAAAATCTTGTCAGAGAATATCCTGTTTTCTTGGCGAAATCACGTCTTGTTTTGATAAGGTCATCAAGCGGTGTTGCTGTCTCCGGGGCATCCCACTTGTCAGATGTTCCAGAAATTTCAATATAGTGGTCTTTTTTGTGCACTGTTCCATTGTCAGTTGTGTAATCAACCACATACTTTTTGCCTTCAATATTTACGGTAACTTTCGGTACACCGTCTGCCGGTGCAAGAAGTTCCCAAATCTGTCTCTCAGGTACAACCATAGCTCCCTGGATTAAATTCATTGGTTTCTTACTGATTTGTCTGAGAACTTGGTTTGCAAGAGAAGAATTTTCAGCTGAAGCATAATTTGCATATTGCTGTTCTTCTTTCTCTGTGACCATGTAGGACTCTCTGTAGAACGGCATCTCGTTCTGAATGTCCTTGAATCCTCCGACATCTCTTAACGGAGCCTGTGCATCGAAATTTGAAGCTTTCAGTGCTACCGGCTGTGAATTTTCACCGACAATGTATCTGATTTCAAGCGAATCCTGTTTTGTGGTTCCGAATTTCTGTCTTCCAAGATACGGTGGAAGTGCAAGTGATGCTTTGTAGTTATCCCACATAACTCCAAGACTTCTTGCTGTAAACGCTTTCGCTAATGGTAATGCCATCTCTAATATACCTCCTTAATTACTCTGCAATTGCTGGTGCACCGTAAAACGTAACTCTTGGTGTTGCTTTTCTAGCTGCATCTGAAATCTGTGGAGAAAGTGATTTAACTTTTTCCCAATCAATAGTTCCTTGATATACGTATGTTCCCGGTGCATCTCCCTGTGTTACGTCAACGTCTTCAAGAAGATATCCAAGACATGACGCATCGTTTGATGGATACGGTGTTCCCGCCTTTGCAATTTTCATACCGTTTTCATCAGCTACTGTTACGCTCGCCTGTGTTACCACGCAAGCTGCTCCTTCATAAGGAAAAAACTTCAAAATACCTTTACTCTGCGTAAAATCTCTTACAATTGGTTTTCCCATTTTTTTACCTCCAAATTTACTTCATCAGGTAGTAATCTCTTGTTGCCTGATCGCTAGCCTTATTACCAAATACGATTTGTTCCGCATTTGCTACATCTTCCGGCTTTTCTTCGTCTTTTTTTCTTCCGGAATTTCCACCAGGATTAATGGAACCATCTGCGATTTCCTGTTCCTTGGCTTGTGCTGCCTTTGTTTCTTTTTCGGCGATAATCTGTGACATTGAATCGATTGCTGCTTTTGCAATTTCCAGATCGTCCTGAAAACCAGCAAGAACCGTATCTGCCTGTTCACCCGTCAGACCTTTTTCAGCTGCATATGCCCGAATGTCTTTTTTGATATTCTCTTTTTGCAATGAATCAATCTGTTTTCTAAGCTTCTCAATCTCGTCATCGTTCTGTGGTGACGGATTTGGGTTCGGCTGTGGATTTGGAACTGGTGCCGGTGTAGGCTGTGGCTGAGGTTCCGGCTTTGGTGTTGGATTTGGGTTCGGTGCCGGAGCCGGTCTGTTACTGTGAAACTGATTTAAGTAATTCGTAACTTGGGCATCTGTCGGTTCCTCAATCCCTAATGCGATTAAGTTCTGTTTCGCTTCTTCTCTTGTCATAGTTATTACCTCCGTATCTACATTTGTTTTCGCTGTTCTATCAGCTTGGATTTATACTTTTTCCCATCTAACGCGTGAGAATGCTTTTTTATGTATAAAAAAATCAGCCAAAAAATTTGGCTGATTCCAAAAATTTGGCTGATTGATTTATTAAATTTAATTTTTAAACTGAATAGCTTCAATTCTAAGTTCCTGTCCGACTGTACCTAGTGTAGATACGCCGTCAGCTTTCGTCCAGTCTGTCCAACCGGAATTCTCCACATGGACTCGATACTCAAAATCTCCGTAAAAGCATAAGCACTCGATACGTTTATTCTGACCAGTTGTGCCGATTACCGTGTCTTTTGTGACCGTGCCATAATCTTTCCAGCCGATACCCTCAATATGAGCTTTTGCTTTAATTGTCATGCCAAGTGGATCAATCTTAAATGCTTCTAATCTAAGGTTATGTCCTGTAATACCAATGATATTCTCACAAGCTCTCTCACCTAACCATCCTTTATTCTGGACGTGTGGATTGACAAGAAATTTAGCAACCATGATCTCGATCGCTTCAATTTGCAGTCCTTTTCCTTTTGTGCCCGCCCAGTTTCCGTTGAATGTCCAATCTGTCCATCCGATGTTTTTCTGGTGGACTCTGTAGATGTACGGCGTATCATTGCCAGTAATCTTGATTGCTTCGATTCTCCGGTTCTGTCCGGTAGTTCCAAGGATAGTGTCTTTGTTAATGTTTTTAAACTCTTTATCGCCTACATCCTTGATATGCACTACCACGTCTGTTTCTCCGACAGGAATAAGTCGGAATGCTTCGATTCTCCGGTTCTGTCCTGTCGTTCCTGACATACGACCATCAGACTGCCAGCACGCCCAGCCGATGTCACGGATATGTGACTGGTAGGATACCTTACCGTAATGCTGTACGGAGTCCTGAGATGTTCCACCAGATGTTACCTTACCGTCAGAATCCTCTTTTGTCGGAGATGCCGTGGCGATGCCGAATGCATTAAGGATACCTCTTGCCAGATCATCCATCTGACAATTGAATTTGTTCAGATCGCCAGAATTGGTAATGAAGCCATTCTCTAGAAGTCGATAGCTATATCCTCTTGTGGCAGCCCTGTTCGGGTTGGCGAGGTCACTTCTCGGAACGATATTTTTTGCACGCCCCGGGAAGAACGAGCCGATAAAGCTTGCCAGTGCCGTGTCATACTGGTCTGCGCTGTAAGCGGAATTGATAATAACATGACCGCCCTTTGCCGAAGCTCCTGCGCTGTCCATGTGTAATTCCAAAATCTGCCAATCCTTCGGAATATTAAGGCTCATGATTCCATTGTCTGCGTACCAGTTCCGGTTCATATCTGCGACCGTGACATTTCCACCGCCTAATGCTGATAATCTGGAAGCGAGCGCACGTACACGCTCTGCCTCCGTATATCCATATCCTACTGCTCCGCAATCACCGGCGCCATGACCAGCTATTACATATAAATGTGCCATATATATCTCCTTTTATGATATTTAGTTAATTAAATCTAAGTTTAGTCAATTAGTTCCATTGCTCTGGACTCGATTTCGTTAGTGATTTCGCGCAATAATTCAATCAATTCGGAGAGTGTCATTTTTCCTAATTCCATTACTTTTCCAGCACCTCACGAATTGCTTCAAGATCATCTACTGTAAGTGCTGGATAATCTGCCGCAATATCCTCAAAAGACTCTCCGTTTTTAAGACGGATTTTAAATGCTCTTACCATGATTTTCAATTTAAGTGTGTTCAATGTTTTCATTATGCTTCTCCTCCAATCAAATCAGCCATCATTAAAATGATATCGTCTGTAGTTGCTTCTAGTACGTCGATACGCTCCGCATCAGTTCTTTTAGGTTCATTCCCATAATTGAGATATTTTTCTGGGTTCGCTTTTACATCGGCTAAGTCTAGCGTTCCAGTAGGTTCGGAGATTTCTTTGTAATCATATTCATGATAGGTCTGTTCCTCTTCTTGTCCATCGGGAATCTCCTTTACGATGTTCTCATTCAGACAGATATAGACATAATCAATTCCATCAATCTGCCTAACAGTAACACTCTCTTGTGTAGTGTCGAATCTTGCTTTCATGAGATATCGCTCCTTTACATATTTGAATCGTTTTGTTTGCGTTGTATCTTCTTTTTATATTGTAGCTGTCCGTATGGTCTAAGATGCCTTTGTATGACATACACTTCCTTGCAAGCCATACTGGAATCTTCTTCCTCTGCTTTACAAGGGATTGTGCTTTCTTGTACGACCGCCTCACTCTTAAGAAAACTCTTCTTCTAATTGTGATATGCTGTCTATATATGCGGACACCCATAATATCAATGAAATGACCGTCATCTTTGCGTTTTTCGACCGTTGTGTATACCATCCAACTGTCTTTGATTTTCAATCCCATCTCATCTGCTTTCTGAATAATCAGCTTCATAGCTTTGTGAATGTCCTTTGCATTCGTTCCGAGAATCAAAATATCGTCCATGAAGAAAAGTTGATGCTTGACAAGATTTACTCTTTCTATTGTTCCGTTTCTCTTCTTTCTGATACGATACATATTCTCCGCTATTTCATGGTAGATTTGAGACAAGAATAAGTTACAAAGATACTGGCTTAAATACGAACCAATACTCAATCCAGTGTCAAATGTCATGATTAACATCTCTATCAATTCGAGTAGCGGTTCATTCTTAATGTATTTCCAAAGAAATTCCATTAATTTGTTTCTGTCTATTGATGGATAACATTTGCTGATGTCGCATTGACCAGCGTATCTGATATCTTTATTTCTCATCCATCGTTTTATTGCTTTGATACCGTAGGATTGACCTCTGCCTTTCAGTGCTGCACATTGGTATTCTCCAATTCGCTTTAAGAAGTCTTTCATAGCTTCTACTGCGATATAATCGTAGATTTGCTGTTTAATGTTCTGAATTCCAATTCTTCGCACTTTCTGACTGGAAGCGTCAATCTTTTCTTTGTACCATATTGGTTGAAAGCGAATATTGCCTTGAATGATTTCTTCACGTACTCCGTCAACCACTGTTTCAACCATCGGTTTCATTCCGTTTAATCCGAACTCATTGAACATTCCTTTAATAGTGTTTGTCGGAAGTCCAGTGTATTCAGAAAACATTGTCAATGAATCTCTTCTTTTGTATTTCTTTTTAAGGCATTTGTATACTGCCTTTTCAATCAGTTTTCTATCTGTTATATCGACCATTTTACAATACGTCTTCATAATCGATTGTCTTTTTAAGGGCTTTCGGTTTGTACTACTAACCCCGGCAGATAGGCGAACCCTATCCGTCCTTACTCCTTCCTTCAAAAGTTTCAGTAGGTCTATAAAAAGTATTTCGGGCATCTGCCCAAGAGCCTTTACAGGCTACACTCTTTACGAGCGCGAAATACGACGCAAGGATTTTTATATATATTAGAAATTGACAATTTCAGCCGAGGTAATTCCAATTCGTCCTGTCAAGCCTGTTCCTGCAATTCACGTACGCTGAGCCAGCATTCGACCCATTCCTGAGATTACCGCGTGCGCCGTAAGTCCTTTTATTTTTGTCGGTCGTATTAGGGGCGATCCCCTCTTTCCTAAAGGAAATTCACCCCCAACGACCTCTTCTTAATCGCAGCCGAGGAAATTCCAAGACGTCCAGCCAAGCCAGTTCAAGCAATTCACGCACGCTGAGCCAGCAAACGACCCATGCCCGAGAGAAAACCGCCTTGCAAATATTCTCGCGTTCCAGATGTAGTTTTACCGCCAGCGTATAACATATCTGCGAAGCCTTGTGAATTTGACGAACCTTTTGCAGATGGAAACCATGCGCCAGTATCAACATCTACAGCAATATCGCCAACCCAAAAATCCGAACCGTTTCCGTCGGGATTTGCTGGAATTGTACCGACACACGTATATGTGTTTCTAATCGTTGCATCAGAAGAACTGTGTGCTACACCCTTTGGTGCAACATACACTTTTTTGCTGTAATCGCTTTGGAAGTCCATTACTGTATCAGATGCAACCATGTATCCACCGACAGCGTATTCACGGCCTTGAACTCTGTACGGATGCTTGCCATCTGTATTAGATCCGAAAGAACCATCATGTCTGCCAATAACTTTATCAGTGCTTCCCGACCACCAATGCATTGAAGTGATCGTGATAGGAGCATTTACTGTATCGGATAATTTAATAGGAGTGGTATTAAATCCTGTTTTAATATCAAGATATACAGCTTTATTATTCTCGTCGAGTGTTTCAATACGCAATACTTTTACATCATCTGCATACGCATGTATTGTATTAACTCCACGGTCATTATTTACTGTATTTGTATCAGTTTTTAATTCTCCATATCCAACTGATACATAAGAGCCAACAAGAATGTTCTGCGCCTGTGCGTTTGTAACCGGGAAATACGTATGTGCATCAGCAGATTCGATGGAAGCAGAGTATTGGAAATTGTATCCTGTGCATCCTTGGAATAAACTCTGGCTATTCTTTGTAGCACCTTTGATGATGTTGAAAAGAATCTGAAATGTATTTCTTTCTGAACCAGCACCTAAATAACCTTTACCCTTTTTCTGATAATTCGGAATCATATTGTTATGACTCTGATTTCTTTCAGGTTTTAATCCAGGCTGACTTCTAAGCATTCCATCAGAAGCGATACCAGAAACATAAGCAGAACCAATACACCACGGAGTAATTGTTCTGTCTGCACGCTTACATTCTGTCCACGGTTTTAATTTATATTTTTCGTTTGGTGTGTCAGAAATCGTTACCAAATCGTACTCTGGATTTGATGCGTCCCAATTCCACCAAAAACTCATCTGCATAGCACCAACATCAACGCTACCTGCTTCTTGATAAGTATCATCATATTCTGTAGCAATCGGATATGCCGTGCCATCATCATAACGTTTGTAATTACAATGTACCCAGTCAAAAAGAGGGTGATTGCCATTCAGATAATCGTCCTTTCCCTCGGTTGTATCAGTGGACAGAACAAATTCCAATCCAGCATTGTCTAGCAGTTTCTCTCCGCTAGATGTTGGATTGGTTGCGAATTTCCAGATTTTTGTCTGATACACCTTTCCAGTTCTGCGGATATTATAAAAGTCTTTAATGGTTGATGCGTGTGGAGTGTTGTTGTGAATGTCTTTCATTACACTCTTTAAATCAGCTATACGTTCCTCTAATGAAGCAATGTCCGATTCATTTTTATCTAACCTTTCAGCAGTATCTTTGTATATTTTAAATGATTGTTCTGCCATTTTTAATCGCCCCTTTATATTCCATCATCATATTTTACGATAATGCCGTCTTTTCCATTTGCTAAAAAAGAAAATCCTTTACCAGATGCTTTTCCAGAAATCGCATCTCCTGTTTCTTTTGCATCAGCAGCTTTCCCGGGTTCACTCAAGGTTTTATCCGTATTTACTTCTACCGGATTTTCTTTCATGTAATTTTCTACAGCTTGTTTTATATCAGCAGTTGTAGAAGTTGTTTTCTTCCACTCGTTTAATTCGGCATTAAATTTGTAGTAATCTCCTGTATCGGTCATGAGGCAAGAGCTTCCGGTTCCTACATATAAAGGTAGCTTATCAAGATCTTTTGAAAGGCCTTCGTAATCTCTTATATTTCCATATTTTTTTACGCAAATAAGACTTCCCATTTCAGGTACATCTTCACCTGCAAGATATGTTTGTCCATCTTGTATAACTGTATAATCATATTTCATATTGTTTCGTTGATAACCTCTTACTTTCCATCGTCATACATTGCTTTAAGGTTTCTATCAGAGTCAATACTTAATGCAATTCCTCCAATGTTTCACTACTCTTCTTCCGTACTAACAGTTTTGCTATCTTGAACCTGTTCTCTTTCGACTTCTTCCGCAGTTCGGTACAAAACATCGAGATACGGTTTTGATAACGTGTATGCTTTCTCGCTATCAGGGAATAGAGTGCTTAATTCAAATGCAAGTTTAGGGTGCGTTCCATCTTTCAGCAAATAATCAAGAAACTGTGCTTTTACAAGCATATTATCCATAGGGCTGTGATTTATTACCACTTCAAACTGGCTTGTATCAATCGGACAATCATTCTTTTTAATTCTTATAATGTTAAGAATCACGTCATTAAGTCTTTGCTCCGACTCTTGAACGAATGGATCTTTCAGCTTTCCTCTTGTTTTTGCCATATCCCATCCATTTCTAAGTTGTACAGCTCCTTGCGTGTCTCCGCCAGTATTTCCCTCGAGCTTAGGAATAGCCAGAATCTGTAAGAAATTGTCTATTAAATCCTGTTTCGCTACCTGAGACTCGGATTGATTAAGCTCCTGTGTCATAATATCAACATCGGCTTTATTATCCGTACCATTGTTTGATTTTACGACCAATGCGCCTTCCATTTTCATTTGTTTGAATGTTTCAGAATCAACTGTGCAGTTTACGAATTTAACCCACGACTGAACAAATTGCTCTATTCCATCCATTCTATTTGACTGCATATTATTGATTGCATCAAAAATACTGATAACCAATTCAACGTCAGATATTCTCTCTGGGTTGTTTGGGTATTCTACAATAGGAATATTTCCAAACGCATGTACGCTCCATTCGCTCACTTTCCCATCTTTAATAATGCATTGATGCGTTTTTGTGTGGCATACTTTATACCATTCGCCCTTAAGGTTTTTCAATTCCTGTACGGAAACGATAGGTTCATCGTTCAAAGAAGAATATATAATGTATGTGTTCATCGGAGTTGGCACTGTAATTCTAAATGGAATAGTTGATTTTTTGTCTTTTACAATCTGAACCGCCAGAAATCCAGTTCCAACAGCTGATTGCCATTCACCGCATTTAATGTTTCTTGCGTGCTTATGTGCTAATCTTAGATATGTATTATATCTGTCAACATATTCGCTTATATCTTCCTTGATTGTGCTTACGCATTGTAGTGGCTCTCCGTATGTCTGTCCTACTTTAAATTGGACAGCCTCATACGCATGGTTCTCGACAATTTTGTTTATTATATCGTCTCTTACAATCTTTTTACGATAAAGGATCGGCTGATCTCCGTGTACATAATCCCAAAGGTACTTCACTACCCGTTTATTAAAATAAAACGTTCCAAGAGTTTCGCCTACAACTTCCAGAATATTATTCTGGTCGACCTCTTCAACGTCAACATATGCAATTTTTCTTCCATATTTCCCAATTACAAGGTCTTGTAGTGTCTCTTTATTCATCGAATTACCTCTGCATTCCAAATGTCATACCGCTACTACAATTTCTTAACGGTATTGGTTTAATTTCCGTTTTTCCTCCGATTGCATGATACACAACCCGTTTGTTACACTTTTTACATTTGCATATTTTGTTCATCGTAGATCGTCCATCATATGTGCCTACTTTTCTATGGCATTTCGGACAATAAATTGTTTCTTGAATATACTCGTTCATTTTTTTCTCCATAAAAAATACGCCCTGCCTGTTTGGCAAGACGTATTTTCTTATCTTTCAGAAGGACATTTCCGGTTAAAGAATTTTTGTTCTTTTTCTCTGATTATAATAATACACCCTTTTTTTAGTGAATTGTGTGAAACTTATAAATATTTGCTTATAATTTTACTTACTAAACTTCTATCTATTGACAAATTATCAGCTATTTGTTGTTGGGTCATTCCTTCGATAAAAGCGCACTTGAAAATCTGCCTATCTCTGCTCATTGGAATTGTGTCTATAAATGATTCAATTTCTTCTGTATATTCAATTAAGTCATTTTCTTTTGCTCTTAAACGGTTGACCTTTTTTCTGAGAAGTTTTTTTCTTTTTTCGTAAAGTGATATTGGAAATCCTTCAATTTTAAATCCCTGTATTCCTCCGAGGCCTCCGGTTACTTTGTCGCACACGGTACCTTCTGCAATAAGATCTGATATGGAGTCTTCTGTTTTTTTTATTTCTTTTTTTATCATCTCAATTTCCAATTGCATTGCCTTATACTCGGACAAATTCTCTTTTGTCGGAAAATTTGCATTCATTACCGATACCCCCCTCTAAATGGATTATGTACAGCTTCAACTTTTGACGGTTCCCACGTTCCTTCGATAAAATATGCCAAAGACGCCAGACAGTCAGGTGCATCTTCATGTTTGTTTTTTCCTTTTATCGTGAAAGAAAATAAGTTTCTCATAAATGCCCTGTATTCCTGACTTCTACACCCAGTATCTCTGAAATACCATTCACGAATAGAACCGGCTTTATCCCAAATCCTTTGAGTTTTTCTCATTGAAGTAGGTGCATACTGAGAAACAAGGTTTATCTTGTGTCCTTTTTCTCTAAGCATCGTATCTACTTCATCTTTGTAACCCTCTCCACCTTGGTTAGCTTCGAAATACGCACTTCCGATATTGTGATCAATTATCATATCAACAACTTTCGGTTTAGTTATCTTCTTTTCAGAATTATCAAATATGGCATCATCAATATAAATCGATCCATCTTCATACATATATGCTACAGCAAAAGCCAAATAATCTTCTCCACCAAGTGCAACGTCACACGCTGCGCAGATGCGGTATGGTTCTTCAGCCGGAAGTACTCCATTGTAAAATTTCATGTGTTCCTGACTAAATACCGCTCCGTCACGTTCAATCGGTTCCTGTTGACACTGTGCATACCATCCAGCCATATCATCATTTTCCTCGAATTTTGCACGCTCAATACGGTAATATTTCGTCGAAAAACCTACTCCATAATCATAATCAAAGTTACTCTCATCCGTTTCCGGATCAAGAGCCGGTATTTTAAGTACATCAAATCGAATATCTTGTGCTTCTGGATTGTTTTCCAAGAAATCACGCCGATTCATGTAAATATCTTTCAAACTCCAAATTGTACCGTTATATACAACTTTGCATTTTTCTTTTTTACGTTTCATTACGTTGTTATCAAAGATAATCTGCTTTCTACGCAAGATGTCAGTGTTTAATACATCCTGAATACCTTCCAGAATATCGTCGATAATAAGCCATCCGTAGGCATCGTATTCACCATTCAGACCAGATGTGAGACCTTTTCCAGATAAAGACTTGTACTTTTTCTTGCGCTGCAAGTCCACCTTATTATTTTTTGCATCCGTATCTACAATAATTGCTTTTGGGAAAATATCAGAAAAACAATAGATCGGATCCGTCCAGATTTCTATAACACCATCAAGAAATGCTCCTCCAAGTCCTTCCTTGTACGTCACATACAGGTTACTTGCTTCTGTATTGCGTGCGCACTTCCAAGAAGTTGCAAGCGTAAGTTCCTGACTCTTGCCCACGCGGGCAGGCATGTGGACAAACAATTCGTCTAATTCATCATCTTCAAGCAGTTGGAGTTTGTCTGTTACAAGCTTTAGTGTTTTTCTTCTCGGTTCATAGAATCTATCTCTTCTTTTTCTGTTTTTTTCAACATACAGCATGTAGCTGTCCAAAACATCCGGTGCTTCCATCTTTAGCAGCTTGTAGTAAATATTTATCAATTCAAATTCTGTCTTATTTTCTTGTGCAAAGTCCTCAAGCTGCGCAAATGTGCCACCTGATTGCTTTTTTATCAAATAATTGATAATTTCTTTTGCTCGATTTGAGACTTTTACGCCGTATTTAATGTCATGTTCCGTGCAAATAGCTGTTTGAGTAGCCATTACATAAGCATTTAGCACCTGTCCGTCAATTTCATGATTTTTTATATAATCTTCATACCCATTTACAGTTTTTATCAAGTATTCACTTGCCATAACAAAAAAGTGCCTCCTAACTAAAAAAGTCAAGAGACACTTCTCTGTTCCACATCCGCATCCGGACAATGGCGATCTTTATTATTTTTCTGTGAGAATATAGTTCATCCTATTTCACAACTTTTTCCTTGTGGTAAGTAACTTTCAATCCCTCTTTAACAGGTCTGATTGTAACAGTGTATCCAGCCTCTACCAATTCTGTTACTTTTCCTTGTGACATATACAATTGTTTGACAATTTTTTCTTTTTTATCGCATTCATTCTGGATCATAGTTTCCGAAGTCCTCCGTTACATACTAGCATAGCGAGATATTATTTTCTTTTCGTTTTTCTTATTGCTCATCTTTGTATGCATCTCCATTTAATGTCCATATATATTCTGCTTCAAACAATCCTTTAGGAAACGGTTCTCCCATCAAAAGTTTTCTGAGATATTTTCTAAATGTAGGCTCACACATTTCCGCCATTTTAGCTGCTTCCGCCATTGTAACTTTTCTACTAGCAAAAGCGTTGTATGCATCACAAAATTTTTGAGAATCAAATTGTTTTTGCTTACTCATATTACACTCCTCACATTCACGTTTACAACTAGCCAAGGCGGAATTGAACCGCCACAAATGGAGTCAAAGTCCATTGCTCTACCTTTAAGCTATTGACCAAAAGTAAAAAATTGCATTTTATTCAAATCTCAATCTTTTTCATAAGTGGTTTCAAAATATTTCTTCCCGGCTACATCAAATTCACACTTCCCACTTTCCATGTGTTTGATAACATAGACACCCTCCGGGATAATTAAGTTTCCGAAGCTTACGTTGACTTTCAACCAAGTATCATTAAATCTTTCAAGACAAGTTACATTGGTTCCAACGAAAGAGGATACTTCTTAAATATTGATGCCATTCCACTTAATAGCATTTCTCACAAATATCAGCTCTGGCTCTTAGGCTCTGGCACTAATTATTTTTCATCAATAGCAACCGTTCCAGTCGTGTAGTACACCACATGGCGTTTACCATTTTCATCATCAAATAAGATCCGATCATCGTCATACTCAACATCAAATTTACCTTCATATTGCTTTATGACTTTCCCGTTAACATCATAAATCGTCACAGTTCTCTCAATTCCTGAATTAAAATTTGATTCTTGAGACTTTAATGCTCTCTTCCCGCTTTCAGTATTGTTGTAATATGCATTCATACCTACAAATAAACCAATGCATAATACAACAGCAATTCCGATTGAAGTTATCCACGGAACGGGTCCGCCACTTTCATCAAACCAATACCATGCGATAAATACTGCAAAAGCCAAAACGCCTAATGCAATTATTCCAAATAAAATCCAAGCGAATATTGTCATTTTATAATCTCCTTTACTTTTCCACTCTTAATTGTCGCTCAATTTGTTCATGAATTCTTCTACATCTGTCCGCATTTTTACAACGAATATCTGTAAGATACGATTTTTTTCCAAATGTGCTAACGTCTATCTTTTCAATGTCGGCTTCAAAATCTCTACATCCATCACAATACTCTTCTAAAAACAGACTAAAAGTTTTATACGTACTCATCGTTTTATCCTCCCATCCTTAATCACCGGATAATACGCTTTCTTACAGTGCTTACACCATATCGGCGTATTCTCAATATTGGAATTTTTCTCTATCCGCTGTCCAGTCTTATGACCAGCCGGACAGTAATACCAACTTTCTTTTATCTGCTCCATTACTCTAACCACTCGTTGTCCAAATAATAAAATCCATATACAACCGCTCCTGTCAGTATAATCCATATAATCCAAAATATAACCATAGCAACTGTCGCGTTGGTTTCAAACATTTCTACAGTATCATTGAGTGAACTATTCTTGTAAAAATGTGTCTTGTCAGGAATTGTTCCATCTTTAAGATCTGCGAAAATCGTACCTTTGTACTTCGTTTTCACACCGTAATATACAAATCGTACCTTTACACGTTCGCCAGACTCCCAACTATACACTTTATCTCCGGGAATCGTTTTTATGTATTTTGAAAAAGGTAATTTTATTTTTTCATAATCGAACGTGGTCCCACAAAATTTAATTTCCTTTGCGTGCAAAGATTCTGTATTTTCAGTATCCCAGCTGTAATACACCTCTGTTTTTGTATACTCCTTACCTTTGGAATCTTTCTTTTTCACCTTACGTTCATGACGTTCCCGTCTTTCCTCAATCTTTTTAATATAGATGTATTTTCCACCAATTTCCGGATAAGTAACAGTATCCACGGATTCCAATTTTCCGTATACAAAAGCATTTCCAATGTTTGTATCCATTCCATAACGGAACAAATCTTCATCTTTAATTTTAACTGCTTTATTGTATTTCTCATTATCGTCCATAATACTATTAGAAATTTCTCCAGAAATCAAAAAGCCAATTAAAAGCATCACGGCAATAATAGATATACTTGCTAAGACTTCACGCTTCGTAATCTCCATTTATTTATCTCCGAATAGATTCCGTGGCGCATCTTCCGACACATCATATTCCAGATATGAATAGGACTGCTTTTCGTAGCCGGTCACATTAAGAAAAATACTTGTCGGAAACTTACGCACATAACGATTGTACTGCTTCACCTGTTTATTGAAGTTACTTCGATATTCAGCAATCATATTCTCTGTAATCGACAGCTCATTCATTAGCTGCTTATAATTTTCATTTGATTTCAGCTCTGGATAAGCTTCACTGACTGCTGTTATTGCCGTAGCGACATTTTCGATATCTCCAGACTTACCTCTTCCGTCCACAACCGCTTTCAATGTATCCGCTTCGTGCGCATCGTACTGTTTTACGCAATCAGCAAGGTTGTAAACTAAATCAGCTCTTCGCTTTTCCTGGACCTTAATGTCCGACTGTGCTGTCTTAACCTGTTCTTCTATCGAGATTGCTTTATTCTGTGAGCTGTACACTCCGATTACACACATCAGAATGACAGCAATAACTCCGGCAGCTACGATTAACGTTACTTTCCAATTACTCTTCTGCATTGGCTATTCCTCCGTATGACAAGTGTTTGTAATCTTTCCGTACACATCTTCATACAACTCCTGTTTGTCTCCATTGTAAGTATACTCAGCATAGATACCATCGCCGCTGATTGTGGTGGATACCAGGCATTTATAGTTCTGAAGCGTTTTGCAAGACCACACCACAAATACATTAGATAAATCGATTGGTGGTCTCTTAGGTGTGTCAGCATATCCGTTACCGTTATACCATTCAACAAGTTTCTTTTTGCATACACTCTGAAAGTGATCCATTCCTGTGATAATCATGATTAAGCCTCCTATTCCCATCCATCTTGAATCATTTTAGGTTTATACATATGTTCTGTATATCCTTGTCCGTTGCAAAGGTCGCATTCCACATCGTAATACTCGTAATCATCGCGACATTCCCAGTACTGAGCTTTATTGCGCTTCTTTGTGATTTTTCCGGTCCCACTACACTTTGGACATTTATGTACTTTTGTTCCTTGTATTTCTTTCTGTAATTCTGCTAAAGTTGTATCCTCTCCATAAGTTTTGCACAAACTCACAACTTCACATATTTTCATCGGCTTCTCCTCACTATTCTGCAAATACCCAATCTTCTGCAAGCATATCAGTTTGAGTCGGAATCCATCCAACAACAATTGAACTGTCCGCTGTCCGAATTGCTATACTCTGTCTAGCTGAATATATTTCTACATTCTCGGCTTTTGGTTCTATAGATGCCGGAAAACACAGGAATAAATACATTCCTTTACCATTCCAACCTTTACGAGCCACCTTAAGTCCTCTTTTCAGATAACTGATAGCATCACCGAATCCAAATGTTGACTGACCGCCGAGAACACAACAATTCTCTTCATCAGCAATCATCCAATCGTCTCTCTGTGTATGCATGAAAGTATATTCTACTCTCTGTGTTTCACGGATATCAAGAACTTCTCCCTGTCCTTTGTCAGAATCTTTTGGTCTGCAATTTATCATAATGGTCTGCTTTTCATCATCCCAACACCAGTATCCGTTCCAACCAGGAAGTTTTACCTTTGCTCCATGTTTCATTGCTTCAAATGCTTCTTTAAATGTCATCGTTCATTTCTCCTTTCAATTAAAAAAACTGACATAGCCGGACTTGAACCGGCAACCCTCCGGTTAACAGCCGGACGCTCTACCATTGAGCTATACGCCAATAAAGCTACCGTTCGGACTCGAACCGAAAACCTGTTGATTCGTAATCAACTGCTCTATCCAATTGAGCTATGATAGCAGATAGCAAATGCGGTTTTTATGTAATTTACTACCAGAGAATGCGATGTCTGTTAATAGTTCCTCGTTTCCAAGAACCGCAAAAACTTGAAAAACGCCGTATGAAGGAGTCGAACCTCCAAGTCGTTTCCGATCCAATACCATTATGGGAATACGGCTTATTTAGCGGTCTGCCAAACCGCCATAAATATAAAATCAAAAAAGAAGTTACAGCCTATAACTGTCAATATCTTCGCAAAGATACTGGGTTGATTTCCACGAAACCCACCAGACCTTGTGACGGTCTTTTATTCAGCTTTCCGCTAGTGGGTAATGAAAGGATAGTGCGCTCATGCCAGAGCACGCATGAAAAAAATCTATCGAAATTTTAACTAATCGGCATAATGTAAATTGGCGTCTTCGCCGTATACGCTTCGTGGATTTCATCAAATACTCCACGTGCTCTATTTTCTGTGTTGTATTGTCCGAGTATCATCTTTGACACACCAACAGAAATTATATATTTTCCATCGACAGATATGTCTTAATTTTCAAATTCAATTGATTTTGTTTTGTCTTGGTTTATTATTCTCATTTTCTCTCATGATCCATGCCGGTTTTATGGTTTCCGGCATGGTTTTTTTAATTACTATAGGTTTTAGTTTTAAAAGCGATCAAGATATATATTCTGCACTTATTAGGCGGTGGTCGTCCTCTTCTCATTTTAGTCTCCGTGATATATTATTATTCACACCCGTTGAGCATTTACGGGATGGAATCACATTAATTTGTCTTTTGCCATTTATCTTTGTGTTCCATCTGGCATTCAACCATTTCCCGGACATTTGTTCTCTCTTGCTTTATTCCGTGCCCCTGACGAAATAGCTCACATTCAAGTACGTTTCCACATTTGGAGCATTCATCCGTAATTTCTTTACCAAATATCCGCATCTCTATTCTCCTGCAAGAAATAATGTGATTTTTTCAGCCAATGCATATGCTTCCTTTTCGCATCCGCGTCCGTATTCGCAAATTGTCGACCTGATTCCATCAAGTAACGCATGATAGAATAAATCATGTTTCTGTATCTCATCCGTCACAATCTGGCAAGACGTTTCAAGTACGACTTCGTGCGCTTTTTCCTTTATGATTCTATCTTCAGTCATGTTGCTCTCCTCTTACACCCGATTATCATTAAACAAAAACGAAAACGTTTGTGATTCAGGCACTTTCACACCACCCATCGCACATTCTCCTAAATTGCATTCACACTCTCAAAAGCTTTTATCATCTTCGGAAACTGAATGGCAAACCAATCAACAATTGTCTCTTCGTGCCCGAACTGTTTGTAATGTTCGTAGTTTGATTGAAGTCCGCTTTCAGCAAGGAAAGCATGTATAATCTCATGTCGTAGCTGCTTTCGCATCAGTTCATCAAAATCACCAACTTCATTTACGTTGTCATCCCTGATTCTAATTTCTCTCGATGTGTAATCACAATAACCATCAATATCTTTATCTTTGAATGGTTCCCTAATCACTTTATATTCAGTTCCAAGAATATTTACTGTTGTCATTTTCAAAGCATCTCCTACAGGTATTTGATAATCAAACTAATAACTGCCATAACCGCAATCACAAATGTTATCATGTAAGTGAATCCAATAATCATAAACAATATCTTCTCACCTGTTTTGTAATTGGTTGTACAAGTAAGCCTGAATTTATTACTGACACTTAAAGTATTGAAATACACTTTTGTAATAATAAAAAGTGCTATGCTGATAACTAATAGTATTAAAGTGATTTTGATTAGCATATTGATTCTCCTTTAGTTGGGTCTTTTTGTTTTTTTGGGAATTCGGAGGACTTAGTAGTGGCTTTTTCAAGTTCTCATTTAACCCCCTCCCCCGTTTGATCTGTATTTTTCAATCTATACGACAAACACCTATTTGTCACATACATTAGCATCATTTCTCTACGGGTTCGTTTAATTTCGTAATGTGTTCAATGATTTATTTTATCATTTTGTTTTCTGCGCATTGAAATATTAAAATATATCAATCTTTTTCTTCGATTCCTTCCGGTTCTACGGGTCCGAGCCTTGGCAGCTGTTGCGCTGTGAGCATTGGCTCGCGTTCTTTTTCTCTGCTGACTCCTGGTAGATTCCAGCTGTGCCAATGGTTCAGTGACGGCAGTACTTTCATCGGGTTCGTCTTGTGATCTTGTAACATAGCTTCTAAACTCTGTTCATTGTCAGACATAATTTGTTTAGCGAAGTCCATTTTCTGACTATTTAATATATTGCTACTTCCTTTACCATCAAAATACTTACTCCCATTATTCCAGTTATACAGTGTTTGTTTAGTAATACCAGTAAAGTCTAAGAATCCCTTAATATTTAATATCTGGTTATGGCTAAGACATATATGTTTATATATACTATATGCGTTTATAACCTTGGTATCACAGTATTCCCTGTAGTTATCGTCATATAATAAGCACTTAACATTTGGTTTTATGATAGTATCATGTATCGTGTTTATAATATCCAGCCATACTACCGGCGGTATATTACTCTCGTCAATGCCTGCGTCGATACAGTAATTTGTGATCAGGTCTTTAACCACAGTCTTGAGATTATCTGGAGTTATAGCCATGCACAAATCATCGTCAGATTGTAATTCTTGTTCTTTCTTTCTCCTTGCCATGTTCTACACCTCCACACCTAAAAAAATAACGCCCACAAATAGATCTTGGTACTGATCCATCTGTGAGCGTGTTACACTTCTTTCTTGCCGTCCTTGCTCTCTTCTCCTATCCTTTGCAGCTGTTTATTCCCTCACACGGCATCCGGGACAACTTGCCAATAATCATATCGGCGGGATTCGGTTCTGTTGTTGATATATATATCATACACAACAAAAGAGAAAAATACAAGTGCAATGCCTAAAGTTTTTGAGAAATTGTAATTCGTGGCGATGTGTGGCAATTTGCACTTTGGTTTTGCGACTTTTTCTGGGTATATTCTGAGAACCTCGAAGAGGTTTGAAGAATATATCTCTTTTTAATTCTAAATCTTAATCTAAATCTATATCTAAACCTAAATCTATATCTGCGGAAACATTTCGGAAACAATTTGTATACATTTTGGAAACATTGTACCCACAAGCGCAAAAAAGACAGCCGTTATTGACTGCCTTTCTTGATTTATTTTATCCAATATGTTATAATCGACTTGCTTGAGAGCGGCGGCAAGTTCCGCCCTCTCTTGTGTTCCTGAGTCATGTTATGTGGCTCTTTTTTATTTATTCTCTTTTGGTTTATACTCTTCTGATCCGCTTTCGATGTAGAGCAAGAAATCATTGATTTTCTTTTCTTCCCATCCGGCTGATCTAAGACCTTCAATCAGTCTTGCTATTTCCGTCATTGTCATGTCTTCCATGTTTTCTCCTTTCTCCGTCTTGCCCCGGCTACTTGTAGGTTTGTTCCTTACAAGTATCATTATACATCTTTGTGTATCACATGTCAACACATTAAATACATTATCGTGTATTTATTTTTCGTATGATAATATATCACATGGCTGACAATCTAATTTGTCACATAAATACATTATCGTGTCTACGCTAACATTTTGGTTTTTTACAAGCTTATTAACTAATGTGGGCGAAAGATTAAACTTGTCTTTATCTTTTAAGTCTACTTTTGTTATGTTTCTACGCTTCATCGTTTCCCATAAGTTACTATATGAAATAGATCCGCTATATGTGTTCTTTCTTTTTTCTTCTGGCATTTCCTACACCTCTTTTCTGTTCTTATCATTATAATACATTTTTATGTATTGCTTTGTCAAGAACTTTTCTTTGTACATCTTTGTGTATTTCAGCCAATTATTCAAGTACATCTTTGTGTATTTTTAGCATTGATAAAAAGTACATTATTGTGTATTATATAACCATAGCAAGGAACAAAAGAAACAAACATTCGGACACACCGAAACCACTCAATACAATGAGGACATACGGAAGCGATTCGATTTATTGAAAAAATCTAGTTCCAGAAAAAAAGAAAAGCCGATCGGAACAGCTGACAACTAAACCCGATCGGCACCAATCAAAAAAAATATTTAGAAAGGTAAGCCCATTATATCAGGGCGAAAAGGAAAAGACAATGAGTAAATATTTTAAAGCTGTTAAATCATATGAGGACTTAAAGAACCAGTACAAGAAATTATTGAAAGCAAACCACCCGGACAACGGCGGAAACGTTGAGATAATGAAAGAAATTAATGTCGAGTATGACGCACTTTTTGCAGTCTGGAAGAATAAGAAAGAAGTTGAAACAGGCGAAGAGGTCAAGGAAACCGCAGACAGCACAAGAACACAGTTTTACACTATGTTTGGATGGGAAGGAAGTAACCACGACTGGAACAGATCACTAAAAGAAGTCGCTAAGATCGTCCGCACATACGTAAAAGAGAAATACCCGACTTACAAATTTAGCGTCCGTACTTCTTACGCTTCTATGTGCCAGGAGTTGCACGTTGACTTGAAAGAAAGCCCGGTAGAGATTTATAAGACGTTTGAAGAGCTTGACAACGACGATTTTTGGGAGATTTCAAAGCGGTTATTTATGTGGGGTTACAACGACGAAAACAGAATAAACTTTTTGAACGCATCAGCAGAAGAAAAGAAAAAGACTATTGAAGAGTCTAACAGTAAATACGCACACATTTTAAACGACGTAACAAAAGCAGTTATTGAAGACGTTGACGCCTTCGTGAAATCTTATAATTATGAAGATTGCGACGGCATGATTGACTATTTCGACGTAGATTTTTATTACTTCGGATGCTGCCAGGATAACGGCGCAGGAATTAAGATTGTACCGAAAACGGCAAGAATCAAGAATAAGAAAGCCAGCGTCAAGACTTCAAGCAAGAAGAACGAACAGCCGCAGCCGGAGCAGATCGAAGCAAAGGCGGACGGGATCAGCTACAAGATTACGCAGGGCGAAGACACGCGCGACGGTTCAGAATTATGGCTTGTAAGAATTAACGAGACACTCACAAGAGAACAATATCTTGCAGAAAATAAAGCAATGAAGGATCGCGGCGGATATTACAGCAAATTTAGACACGCATTTATTTTCCGAATTGATCCAACCGAAATCTTGAAAGGAGAAAAGACAGCATGAAAGAAATTTGTGTAAAGAAAATACCGTGTTGCGGGTGTCCTGAAATGGACACTTGCACACTTGAAAAATCCGAAAATCTATTGAAAGAATTATTCACGCGCTACGGGAATTATAACAAGGAAATGAGCGATAAAACAATAAGAATTTACGAGCAGCACCCGGAGAAGCTACACACCGAAAAAGATATATTACACTATTTCGAGCGGGCACGAAAAGATATTGAACAACTTGAAAGGGCGATCTTGCAGCTGAAAGCGTACGAGAACGCATTAACTGAAAGATATAACTTTATCAAGACAGCACCGACGAAGCAAAAAATAAAGCTATACAGGGAAAAGAAATGGCAAGGTAATGTTTATTATTATATTCTTTTCTATTCTGTGAATCTGACAGACGGTCATGAAGAACTAATGCAATCTATCAAATACACCGGAAAAGAACGGAAAAGAGCTATCGAAGACTTTGAACAGCTCCAGAAAGAAAAGAAGAACGTTATTTTTGAAAAAGATATAGAGAAACGATCTTGGGAACGCTAAATAAAGACAAAATAAAAAGCCGGACGCGTTCCGGCTTTTTTTGATGCCATAAAAAGAGACGATTCCGGCACGATATCGGCGCCGGTTTATTGTCGCTTGCTGTGATCTGGCGGACGTGTAGCAGCTCCAGACCGAAGAGAAAGAACCGATCAGACAAAAAAGAATTGATTTTATATCTATTTTGTAGTATGGTAATGATAACTACAAGCTTGTATTTGACGTTTTAAGGGTTTTGTGCGCGCTAAGTGATAACTTATGCCATGATGTATTTATACGCCTTGCATCGTCAAATAAGAGCGGAACAGGCACAAAATAACAGTATATGAATACATAAAAAATATGTTCAAGAAGTCGTCTAACTGAACGTCTTCCCGGACATATTTTTTGTTTGCAAAAAAATTGCATATTTTGTTTTGGGGTGTGAAATTTTTTTAGAAGGGCAGTAGTGGCTAGAAAAACCCCCTTAAAACGCGCGACTTTTTCAGGTTTTTGAAAAAATGTTTTTTATTTTTCTTCCAAGTCAGCTCTCATATCATCACTTACGGAGCAGATATACATACCTGGCTGTATTTCTTTCAAATCGCATTTCATAATCTCTGCCATAGGCTTTTCTTCTTTCAGAATCACCCTCTGTAAGCTCGTATTCAGTACCGCAAATTCATTTTTTGGTGCTCTTCCTATAAACTTACATTCAGCATTGTAAATCGCGTATCCGTCCGTTTCAGAGCGATAGTATGTTGCATCTTCTGGTAACTTATATCCCATCTGCTACACCTCACTTTCAAAATTAGCTTTGGCAATTGTTTCCCTTCTGAGCGATTCTTTTTCTTCATCAATCGAAACATCTTCACCATCTATCTTTTTCTTGATGTTTTTTACGTACTTTTCGTATTCTTCTTCCTCTGCTTTTTTGCGTGCTTCCTCTTTCTCCTTCTTCTTTCTGGCAGCTTCTTCCTTCATAAGCCTGTTGTTTTCCGATTTCTCGTTAAGTATTTCCTGAAGCTGTTGAATGGTAATTTTCTTTTCTTTCACATTGGTTTCCGGCACTGATTCAGCGGAAATAATTTCCTTTTTTTCAGATGTTTCAGTGCCATTTTCCAGAGATTTGAACATCCTTGCTACAGCTTCGTTAACAAAAGCGTTATATGTATAGCCGTATGATGTTATTTTTTCCTTTGTTCCCTTTGGCAAAACAATGCGGAATACTTCTCGCTCCTTTTCGTAGTTACGCACGGCTTTAATTTGAGAATCCGGTGTCTTTTTCATGGTATCATTTCCTTTCTGAATATAACTCATGTTATATAACTTCCGTTATATAACGGAAGTTAGATTATTACAAGTATAACTTCCGTTATAATATGATTGTATGAAAAACCTTGATTTTACAGTGGTTTGACGTTTTTTTTGCATAATTGTATTTATATAACTACCGTTATATAACTTCCGTTATATAAATACCGTTATATCATTTACTTATCCATCTTGTAGCTATAAGTAAAGTTAAGAATTTCCTGTGCACGTTCTCCCATATCCGGGAAGAAATCAAGCAAATCAACGTCTTTTTCAAGCTCATTTCCCGTTTGTTCCTCATATATTTCCGTTGCTTTCAGGGTATCAAAGAAATTATTCAAGTATTCAAACAGAAAATCCAGAAATTCTTCCACGGAACAATACATTTTAACAGCGCATGGTTTTATCTTCCAAAGGTTCTTCCGATACCAGTTTTTCGCCAGTGGTGCTGGACAATTCGCCACATTTGGCACTTTTTCCTTGGTTCCAAGGCGTTTTCCGGTGATTTCATGCTCCATTTCGTGAAATCTGTTGATATATCTGGCGGTAAAGACCGTTCCTTTTCTTCCAGTACACTTGTGCGCAATGAACTCGCAGCCTTTCTTGGTGATGTTGTAGCATGGTCTGGTCTGTCCTTTTCCATCTTTATACTGTGATTCCGTCCAGAATTCCTGCAAATCAATTGTTTCCGCTTTAACCACCTCATTTTTGAGCTGTTTAAGATTGTCTTCTTCTGAAACCGCGTCATTTTTGACGGCGTCTAAAGAAGCATTGGATTCATCAATATATTTACTGTATCTTCTGATACTTTTTATCAAGTTATCATGTGTTTTCTCCACCATTTCTGCAACTTCCATAGAAGTAAGCGTTGCATTAAAAGCCTGTAAATTATTCTTCATATCCTTGCCCTCCTACTATTCTTCGATTTTTTGTTTAATAGTGCCATCAATAACGCCCACTGCAAGTTCCATACCTACAACTCCGGCAAAGCGCAAAGCATCTGAAGAACAGTCGGAAAGTAAATCTTCCAGTTCTGCGCACTTACTTTCACTAAGAATCTCTCCAAGTTTGTTAATAACAGGTTCAAAATACTTGTCAAACTGCTCTGACAGGTCATCATTGTTTCTAATATGGTTTGCAAAAGACAATTCGTAAAATTTGTTCATAATAATATCTCCTTCCAAAAAAATGTTGAAAGAAGTTCCATAATGCATTATAATATTTGCGAGAGAAAACTTCTTTCGGGTAATAGAGATTCACGTAACCGGTCAAAGTACGCGTGAATCTCTATTTTTTTATTTCAGACTTTAATTTATGAATCCCTCTCCTTATCCCCTCTGTCTTCGGAATTTCTTCTTGCTTGCAATATTCATCAAGAATTCCCTTTGTTTCATCGTCTAATCTTACGTGAATAGGGTTTGATTTTGGGTTCTCAATTTTTGGTCTTCCTATTTTTGGACTCATATCTTCACCTCACTTTTTGTAGCCCTATAATTAAAATAATATATGTAGCCCGAAAAGTCAATACCAAATTACTCATTTTCCTCATTATATTGAATTTCAATCCCTTTCCTGACGATCTCGGATTTAGATACAAAGTGCTTTTCCGAAAGATACCTTAATTTTTCTTCGATTTCGTCATCATATCTGAATTTAAGAGTATGATTCTTAGGAATATTCGTTGGATTTGCACTTTCGTTAATATCCATGCTAAAACCCCCTATCTTTTGTGGGTACAAACCATAACATATTGTACCCACAAACTACGATACGTTGTACCCACAAACCAAACATATTGTACCCACAAAGCATAATAGATTGTACCCACAAAGCAACTGGGCAAAGTTGTTACACTCTGCCCTGTTTGCACATTATCTCTCGTTCTTGCCTGCCAGATATCCAAGCTTAAGCGCATAAATAAGTGCTTTTGTCTTGCCAAGTGTAGCAAAATCAGCCACGGTCAGCAAAGAAAAGAACTCTTTTGAGAACTTCTCACTTATTTCTCTGCTTGACAGCCCTTTTGTTTTGTTATCTAGTTCATTCATTACCTCTGTTAATTCATCTCTTGTTATCTTTTTCATTACATATTCTCCTGTTTATATATTGCTCTTGTAAGAAGCAGCAACAAATGATATGATAGTTTTGTCAGAAGTTGATGCTTCTGTAGTTTCTTAGAGTAATCGTTTAGGTTTGCAAGCTCACAACGGTTACTCTATTTTTGTTTTTCATTTAGAATAGACTGATATACCAAATCTATTCCTTTTCTGACAACATCTGTTTTCGACATTCCTGTCTTTTCGACGCAGTAATTTAACTTTTCGATATAGCTGTCAGAAAACCGAAAACTTTCCCTATTTGCTTTTTTGTCGGTTGTGGGTCTTCCAGTTCTCGGTGACATCTTAAAACCTCCTTTCTTTTTTGTTATGACAAAAGTATAATATTTGTTATGACAAAAGTCAATAGTTTTTTATGAATTTTAATAAAAAAGAACTACCTAAAATTATATGGCAGTTCTTTTTACACTATTAAGCTATTTAATTTTTCAGGCCTTCCGCCTTTTGTGTTTCCCGATTTAAAATCGGAAAACTCGATTTCTCAAAATTCTTTAATGTCAGCCCAGTATACATCAAAATCGGAAAATTAACTTACTATTGAAATATATAAAAATATATAGTAAAATATGGTTAAATCACTTATCGAAAGGGGCAAAAAGGAATGAAAGTTTGGAAATTAGTATCTGGTATATTGTCAATCGTGCTGTTTTTGATTGTATCTTTTCAGTCATGTGCAGCCGGAATCAGCAACACATTATCAGATAATGGAGAAGTTGGAGGTTCAGCGGGAGTATTAGTTGCGATCTTCTTATTGGCAGGCGGAATTGTTTCAATTGCTACAAGGAACTCAAAAGGAAAAGGCGGAAATATTGCTCTTATCATACTGTTTGGATTAGCAACAATCATTGGTCTTGCATTAGCTGGAAGCTACTTAGATCTTAAAATTTGGGCAGCTTGGTGTGCAATAAATGTTGTACTTGCTATTATTGCATTAGTAAAAACTCCAAAAAATAAATAACACCACAAAAATAAGCGACCTACGTAGGTCGCTTTTGTTTGGTGGTTATGCAGCTTTCATATCAAATAAATTGAGTATAAATTTTCTTCCAAGCTGAGTTATTCTTCTGTGGTAAATAACACGTCCGTTATCAAGAACGTCTTGCTTTATTTCTTCGTATCCGCAATTGCTATAATCGGAATACATAACCCATGTTCCGTTTACTTTGTATTGTATCTTTTTATCAGAAAGAATTTTGTTCAATTCAACAGCACTCTTCAGACCGATTTCTTTTGCAATTTCAGTCATTGTGTAGGTCTTGTTAACATGCATCAAAATAGAATTGGTACGTTCTGCTTCTACTCTCGCTGACCGTTCTTCTTTTAATCTAGTTAGAAGCTCGATCCCGAAATCCGGATTATTTAAAATATTATCAATCACGTTATCTGTAGCGTAAATTCCATTCTTTCGGATGCATGGGAGAACTTCATCCGTTACCCAATGTTTGAACTTCTTCGCATTAGGCATCTTGCTTGAAAGGATAAGACTGTAAAGACCCGACTCATTGATAAGCCATCCGCCACGCTGTCCTAAACTCGATAACGAATCGTTATTGAGTTTGTCCTCATCATCTACGTGGTCTGCAAGTGCTTTGCTCGCATTGACGTATCCGAGAATCTCTGCTACATCCTTACCGACAAACCATGGCTCTCCGTCAATTATTACTGTTCTAACTTTTCCAAACTCTTCATTGTTAAATACTGTTACTTTTGTTTGTTCCATTTTTTGTACTCCTTTTCAAAAAAATATTGGTTTTTTCCAAAAGGATATGTTAAAATAATTTAGTAAATATCCTTTGGATTTATCCTTTTGGATTTTGTTACATTAAGAGTTGTTCACTTTGGTCGGTTGGCAACTCTTATTTTTTTGTCAGAAATAGCAGAGCCTAACTTAATAGGCTCTGCTCCGTTCAATTAGTAACCAGTCGCTTCACTGGTCGTTATTCCGTTCTATTTTATCCAGCACCTTCACTGGAGTATTTTATCTTTACAAACAAGATACCAATAAATATATAAAAAAGTCAATGTCAAAAACTAAAATCCTTTTTGAGTAAAAACAGAGCCTATATTTCAAGACTCTGTTTTCGTACCGCCTTTTGCTGGAGACAATGAAGTGTACTTATCTTCTGGACAATTATTATTATATCAGAAGAAGTGGACATGCGTAATGGTAGAATTTTAAAAATTATGCATAAATCTCGTTTTCCGTAAAATTACTCAAAATAAAATCTGCCATGTCAAAAATATCACGCCCGTAAGTGGCTAGAAAGTCAGCAACTTGTTCTTCTACTTCTATCGGCATATATATGTTGTTCATAAAGCACCAAACATGGCATAATTCATGAGAAATTACCTTATCAAGGAATCTCCCGTGTAACAAATTGGAAAGATATACTGTTCTGGTAAGATTGTCAGTAACCCCAACGCTCAGAGAGCCATCACTACGCCTTAAAAGATTACTTCCTGGTGCTACAAACTCTACATGCCACTCCACACCGTTTATTTCAAAAATCATAAGTGTTGCACAAGAGTCTGTAGTTTTGCTTTCAACATTGTTTTTTCTTCCGGTGTAGAATCGGAGATCATTTCTGTAACGTCATCGGAAAGTTCTCTCATATAGGTTTCAAGGTCTCTCATTTTGTGCTGTTTGTTCTCTGGTGTGTCACTAGAGTACATCTGTTTTGACTCCATATAGGTTTTTCTGCTCATTCCGCTCTTTCCCTCTCTGGAATCTCTCATACCGGAATCACCGCCGTAATAATTCCTATCAGTTTTTCTTTCACGTCCTGTTTTTCTAGGATATGAATACATGCGATCCATATCAATGTCCATATCTCTGTACATTTCAGGAGTCATATGCCAGTAAGGAGTCTCGTCGAATCCTCTACGCATACCTCTTCCTTTTGGGGCAAATCTTCCAGAAGAATAGCGCCATTCATCATAGTACCGTCTTCCTTCATCATCTCCATATTCTTCCTTAAAACGCTTCAAAAGATACTTTTCTTCTTCCTTATCGTCCTCTTCGGCTTCTTCCATTGCTTTTGCGATTCTTGCGTGATATTCAGCGTCAGCAAGGTCTTTAATCATATCTACGACCTCACCAATCGGATATGACCCAACGCACGTCTGATCGCTCTCGATGGCTTCTTTTGTACACTCAGTAAGGCTTTCTATCATTTCATGAATTCTCTTGATATGCATACCATTCACCTCCTACGCTTCACGTGTGACAACAAGGTTTGCGTTTGACACGTTGATTGCCTGTGCACTTGTATTCTCAACAGCAATATTTACACAGCATCCGGCCGGCACATCAATATAGATGCCAGAAGATACATTGTTATACTGGTCAACTGCTGCCGGAGTGCTAATCATCTGAGAAGAAAGAACAGGCTCTCCGCTGATTGCAATTGCAAGCGAGATTGCTCCAGCTGTTCCTCCGGTCGGTACTGCGATATTTGCTGAAAAATCAACAAAATAACGTGCTCTGCACTGATTTGTGATTCCTCTCAGAGTTACGATTCCAGAACCCTCACGATGTTTAATGCAGTTATTTCCTTGGACTGCCGTGTTTGTAAAGATAACGTTTCCGTTCGCTGCTACTTCTTGAGCAGAAACAGCTAAATATTCAGCCATAGTTTTTACCTCCATAATTTAAGGGACAAACTATTTTTAGTCTGCCCCTTGTATTCGTAATACTGCTTATAGCAGACATAACATTTAAGTTAAGTTACATGGTTTTATTTTTAGCATCCGCATCCACTGTTGCATCCGTAATATACGTTTGGATTTGGAACTTGGTACGCCGGAATTGGTGCTGGATTTACAGCATTGATAATTTGCTGTGTCTGAGCAGCCATCTGGGTTGTAAGCAATGCACTCTGTCTGTCCTGAGAAGCTGCGCGCCTAAGATCGTTGTTTTCAGCCTGTAAAGTAGAAATTTTTTCATTGCAAAGGTAATCAAGGATTGCTCTTGTTCCGGCGTTCTGGCTTTCAATGATATCACGAGTATTCGTATTCATTGTGTTCTGAAGTGCGCAAGTGTTTGTTGCCATATTGTAGTTTACGCCCTGGATAGCTTCTCTTGTTTCGCAACAGCAATTTGCAAGCTGAGACTGCAAAGCGTTGGTGTTCTGCATGTTTGCGATTGTGTCTGCGTTAATGGCCTGTTGGATTCCGTAGCCAGTCTGCATGATGTTTGTATTTACGCCATTGAATCCAGTGAGCATACTGTTGTTCACGGCGTAGAATCCGTCACACAAACCGTTGTTGATTCCATCAAGTTTTCCGACGATATTCTGTGTATCAAATCCTCTTTGCAATGCGGAGTCAGTGTAGTAACTAGAATTTGATCCATTACCGCCCCATCCTCCGTTTCCCCATCCTCCGAAAGCGAAGAAAAGAACAAAAAGGATAATCCACCAACCGTTACCGTCTCCAAAACCGTCGCTTCTGTTTCCATCATAAGGAGTTACAGGGATTGTGAAAGGTGAATTTGTTGAATTAAACATAGTTTTTACCTCCTGTTAAATTTTGTATACTTAAATCTTGCAAGAATTTAGTAGCTATTTTATTTCGTGAATTGATTCTTGAAATCTGAAAACGCTTTGTCAAAATCAACCCCTCTTTCTTTTGCAATATTCCTTCCCATTTCTTCTATTCCTTTTAAATTTCCATTTTTAGCCATTTCGAACATGTTTTTAGCCATAGGATTGTTTGAAATTTGCGGGTCATTCATCATTCTCATGACTATTTGCTTTGGATTTCCACTGTTAATCATTTGAAAGACATTCATTATATTCACTCGCTTTCACCGTCCTTTTTAGATGTAGCTGATCTTGTTTTTGCTGTCGGTTTCGGAATGGAATTTCCGATTTCTTTGATTTGGTCGGATAATTCGTCAAAACGTCTCATAATTTCCTCCGTAGCTTTCGTATTTGCACTTTCCTGACGATTTGTGTTGTTAGGAGTAGTATTTATCTCCGGTTTAAAAGTAATCGTCTGAATCGTGCCATTCGGTGTCCACGATTTTAAGTACACCTCTGAAAGATCGTTCTTCAGGAAGATTGCATATGGATAATTCATCGGTACGTCATTGGCTGTTATTTCGTCTACACTATTTACAGTACGCCCGATAAGTTGTGGCACAGCTGCCTGTTGTTGCGTTGGAGATTGCTGAACCGGATTTTGATAAACAGGTTGCTGCATCTGTTGATATTGCATTCCATTGTACCTTGGAATTTGTTGCATATATTGGTTTCCCATATACGGATTTTCATACATAATGGCATATCCTCCTAACCTTTATTACAAACGTCGTTAAGTATATCTTCTTTCGTCGTATACACATTTTCAGTATAGTATCTATTTTCGAGCGCATCCTCTACGACATGGACAACCGTCGACTGGATGCAAAGCGGGATATCTTTCATTCTTTCATCACAAAATATTCTTTCAAGAAGCTCATCTGAAAACATGTATATCATCTCCTCATATTTAAATTTTCGCATAAAAAAGAGAAGTAAGTTTTCACTTTCTTCTCATATTTATGTCATATAGTGGCTCTATTTTATTTACTATTTTTCGTACACACTTTTGCTGTGTACCGTACACACTTTTTACACACTTTTGCTGTGTAAATTCGTGTAAATACGTGTAATTTTATGAAATTCAGTGTGTATGCCAAATTGCTTGAAACCCTTATAAACTCAGTA